TGGAAAAAGGAGGGGTAATATGCAATATTACAATTTCACACGGCTTATAAAAAAATACAGCAGTGAATTTACAGCTATTACCCTTACTGAGGGATATTACGACGATACAGGAGACTGGGTAAACGGCAGCTTGAGCGCAGTTAAGCTGAACGGTGCAATAATAAGCCATAAGGAAAGTAAAATCTTTCGGTCGGAGGGGGCGCTTACAGAAAAAGACAAGCGCCTTTTTGTATTTCAGCCGATTGATGATAAATTGCACGGGGCAAAGGTCATTCATGATGATTACAGCGGGAAAAATGTTTATAGCATTGTTGATAATGTTGAAAACTCAAAATTCACGGGGGTATTTGCTTATACCCTGAAATATGTATCAGCATTTAAAGACTTTGCGCCCGATTATGACTTGACCGAGGCTTTAGAGAGACTTGAAAAGAGGCTGGACGGTGTGTTGGTTGATACTGACCCGCCAAAGCCTGATAACGGCTTTTCTGAGGCGACGACAAGACTTGAAAAGAGATTGGGCGGTGTAGATTATGATTGATTCCGAAAATTTAAGGCTGACCGTAGTAAAAGGGTTGAAAAAATACCTTGGTTGCCCTGTAATTCGGTCAAATCAAGCCGCAGAGCCGCCGCCTTATCCTTATGTGTCTTATACAGTAACTACCCTTATGAGCGAAAATAAAGGCACATACGGCGAATATGAGGACGGTACATTACGAAAGCCTGTTATTCAGACTTGGAGTATAACCGTACAGGCCGACAATGACGCAGAAAGCGTAAAGCTTGCGAATATGGCGCATGATTGGCTTGACTGTGTAGGTACTACCTATCTCAATGACAATAAAGTTATTGTTCAATCTGTATCGAGTGTAACTAACCGAGATAATGTATTGACAACGGAATATGAGTATAAAAACGGGTTTGATTGCTTCTTTTGGTGCTTTAACGAGGTTGAAAACGAGGTCGAAACAATAGAACAAGTGATACTCGACGGAGAAGGATAATATGGCAAATTTAAAACGAAACATAGAACAAGCTATATCTGATTTCAACGGCATAGAAAAAGCAATTGAAGCGGCTGGGGTTGATGTGCCTTATGATACAGATACAAGCGAATACGGCAACAAAATAGCCGAAGTCTACCAAAAAGGAATGAGCGACGGGAAAACCGTTGTAAATGCTTTAACTCATTATGATTTTCCGTCAGTCGGCAAAACCGATGTGATATATAAAGCTGAAAGTGAAAAGCTCTTATATCAGTGGAATGAAACAGAGTTAAAGTATGAGGTCTTGGGTACAACTGGGACTATGATTGATATTGATGTAATAAAAGGAGGTAACAGCACAAATGGCTGAACTCACAACCAGAATAATCATTAAAAATGATTCATCTGCGAATTGGCTTACAAACAAAAGCCATATATTGCTGAAAGGCGAAACCGCTTACGAATTCCTTGACAATGGCAAGGTAAAAATGAAAGTCGGTGACGGCGTTAAGACATGGGAGGAACTTGACTATTTCGGTGGTGAAGAATCTCATGTTTATGAGGCTACCCTTGAAGCAAGCGAGACAAAAGAACAGGCGATTAGCCGAGTGGTCGGCTCTGCAACGCCCGTTACTGGCGATATTGCGATAGTCAAGGCTCTTATTGCTGGCGAAAAGTACGAATACACAGGATATGTATATAACGGCACAGCATGGGCGGCAATGGACGGCAATTACAACGCCAAAAACATTATTTTCGACACTGACTTGATGTTTACAAGACAGTTTGGCAAGTTTACACCCGACAGCTCGGGAAGCGTGACACTGCCGACAAGTGATACAAGTTTGTATGCGCTGCTTATGAGCGCCTATTCTGAGGAAAAGAACCCCACCACTACACAGCCGAGTGTAAGCGTGACACTGACAGAGGCGAAAGGCTATGAAGTGGGTACTACAGTAACCCCGAATTACAAAGCCACTTTCAATGAGGGCGATTACTCTTATAAGCCTGATTCTACAGGCGTTACGGTATCGGCTTGGGAAATCACCGACACAGCAGGTCACAGCGCAACAACCGCAAGCGGTAAGTTTGCTGATGTAACTGTAGCGGATAACACAAACTACAAGATAACTGCAAAGGCCACTTATGGTGACGGTGCTATTCCTAAAACAAATATCGGTAACGATTATGCAGCAGGCCAGATTAAAGCAGGCTCAAAAACCGCAAACTCTGAGGCAATAACTGGCTACCGTAACTCTTTTTACGGAACAAAGGCAGAAAAAGCCACAGTAGACAGCGCAGCAGTGAGAAGTCTTACAGGCAAATCGGGCAAGGCGCTTACAAATGGCGCAAAGTTTAATGTCACCATTCCCGTGGGAGCTTTGAGAGTGGTTATTGCATACCCCGCAACCCTCCGAGATGTAACGTCTATTGCTGATGTGAACGGAATGAACGCAGAAATTAAAACAAGCTTTACCAAAACAACCGTGGCGGTAGAGGGTGCGAACGGCGCAGCAGCGATTGACTACAAGGTATATACGCTTGATTTTGCAAACGCAAATGACGCAGCGAATACATACGCAGTGACGATATAAAACAGGGGGTGAATAAGAATGTCAATGAATTTCGGAAAACTGAACTTTAGTACAAGTTTTAAACCTACCGCTGCATTTCCGTTAAATGCTAACTGCTATTTTGAAAGCTTGGAGCAGGCTATAGCAGCAGCAGCAACAGCGGAGGAAGTCGGAAGCTCAAATACCGTTTATCATTACGGTCAAGAAATTGCGGTTGTCGAGAACAACAAGGCCACAATATACGTTATTCAGCCCGATAAAACACTGAAAGAGGTCGGGGCAACTCCCGCAGGAGACGGAACAAGTGTTGAGGTTGTTGACGGCAAAATCAGAATTATCGGCTTTGCAGGAGCAGAAAGCGGCTCACAGCCCCGCAAAAAGGCCGACGGAACAATAGAATGGGTAAAGCCTGATACTTCTACTGTAGAGGGCTTGCAGACGCTTGTTTCTGGCCTTGAAAGTGACGTGGAAACACTTCAAACAAGTAAGGCAAATGCGGCTGATGTTTATACAAAGAACGAAGTCGATACAAAGCTGTCGGCAGTGTACAGATACAGCGGTTCTGTCAATTCGTATGCAGACCTTCCTACTGATTTGACAAACACAGATTCGGACATCGGCAAGACCTACAATGTAAAAACCGCCAACAAAGCACACGGCATTAAAGCTGGTGATAACGTTGCTTGGACGGGCACAGAGTGGGACGTTCTTGCTGGTGAGGTTGATTTGTCCGCTTATAGCACAACGGAGCAGATTACAGCCGAACTCGATAAAAAGGTTGATAAGGTTGACGGGTCAAGACTTATCACAGCGGAAGAAGCCGCAAAAATCGCAACAGCAGAAGCGAATGTTATTGAAAGCGTTGATACGGCGCAGTTTGCTCTTGACGGCGACAAAAAGCTCACATTGCTTGATGTTGCTATGTCAAAGGTAACTGGCCTTACTGACGCTCTGGCCGACAAGGTTGATAAGGTCGAGGGTTCACGGCTCATAACAGAGGCGGAAGCCACAAAGCTGGGAGCAATCGAAAGCGGCGCACAGGCCAACATCCTTGAGGTTGTCAAACTCAACGGTGAAGCCCTTGCAATAAGCGAAAAAGGGGTTGATATTCCCGTTGCTGGGGAAAGCCTCGGCGTGGTTAAATCGTCCGCAGCCGAAAACAAAGTTTCGGTAGGTACAGACGGCGAAATGTCTGTAAACAATGTAAATGTAAACAAACTTGTTCAGACCGACGGAGAAACACTGATTCTCAACGGCGGCACATCAGAAAATTAAAAGGAGTAAAAGACAATGGCAGAAAAAACACTTAACACAAGAATAGCTCTCAAGTATGACACCTATGAGAACTGGAAAACACACAATCCCGTACTTAAAGCGGGCGAGGTTGCTATCGCAACTATTCCCTCTAATCAGGACGGAGTACAGAACGCCCCCTCGATTCTGATGAAAGTCGGTGACGGCACAAGCAAATATAACGCTCTTAAATTTGTCAGTGGCCTTTCGGCTGATGTTCACGATTGGGCGAAAGCGGCCACAAAGCCCACTTATGCCGCAAGTGAAATCACAGGCCTTGAGGCGTTTATCGCTGGCGAAATTCAGGACACTGACACACAGTATCGTATTACAAAGGTCGACGATTACAACTACAAGCTCCAGTCTAAGGCCAAGGGCGAGGCCGACACTGCTTTTGCCGATGTCAGCACTATCGTAATTCCTAAATATGATGATACTACTGTAACTGCTGATATTGCCGCTCTTAAAACAAAGGTTGGCGACAAAACTGTTTCCCAGCAGATTGACTCTAAAATCACTTCTAATCTTAACAACGGAACGATTGCAAAGGGCGAGGACTTAACCACTCTGAGCGGTAAGGTAACTACTCTTATCGGCACTACTGAGGGAGACGACACAAAGTCTGCTCGTACCATTGCTTCTGAGGAAGTCGCTAAGATTGTGGCGGGCGCTGATACAGCCTATGACACACTCAAGGAAATTGCTGACTGGATTACAACCCACAAGTCAGACGCTACCGCAATGAACACCGCAATTACAGCCCTTGAAAACAAGCTTTCGGGAATTGCCGCAGGCGAGGGTACTGTTAAGACGTATGTAGACGACGCAATTACAGCTCTGAAAATCGGCGATTATGCCAAAGCCGCAGACCTGACCGCTCTTGCTGGTAGAGTTTCCGACCTTGAGGGCGACACTCACACCCATGCAAATAAGACTGTTCTTGACGGTATTACCTCTACAAAGGTTACTGCTTGGGATAAGGTTTCCGAGAAAGCAAATGACGCTGACCTTGCCGCTATTGCAAAGTCGGGTAATGTGAATGACCTTGTACAGACAAGCGGCGACGTGCTTGTGCTCGATTGTGGAGATTCTAACTGCTAAAAAACCATAAAAAAAAGAGGTTTTAATAAATGGCAATTAGTGTAAGAATTAAGCACAAAATTGATACTGCTGCCAACTGGACTACTCGAAATCCCGTTTTAATGGCTGGTGAAATGATTTTTGTCATTGATACAGACGGCCAAAAGATAAAAATAGGAGACGGCACAAGCACATATACGCAACTGCCGTTTTTGCAGATAGGCGGAAGTTCGCCAACCATAACAAGCGAAATGGTAGAAGCTATGATAAAGGCAAACTGGGGATTTTGTGAAAATGAATCTGATATGAATACCTTTGTCACAGCGTCCGCAGGTGGCGACAGTGAATAAACGCAAAACGGCTGAACAAGCCGTTTTTATTTTGAAATTTTAAGGAGGTCATATTATGGCTAAAGATGTAAAAATCACAATTAACAAAGCCAAAACCGTTGGTAATGTCGGTTTTGGTTGCCCCCTCATTCTTGAGGAAAATGCAACAGAAGCCAAAGACTACGCAGAATATACAAGTCTGACCGCAATATCTGAGGCAGGATATGAAACAACTACAGATGTTTACAAGGTCGCTCAGCTTATGTTCATGCAGGAGCATTACCCTGAAAAGATTGCTATTTGTTCTACCGCCTCTACGGCTGATGTATGGCTCGGTGCGGAATCCAATGTAAGCAAGGGCTGGAGACAGCTTGTTGTTGTAAGGGGCGGAGAAACCGCAACAAATGTCGGAAAGGTTATGACCGCTATCGAGGCGCAGACCAAATATCCGAAATTCTATTATGCCAACATTGCTATGGACGATAGCACTGTCATAGCAAAAGACGGCATTGAAAGAACCCTGCTTTGTTACTACACTCCCACAGAAGATATTCCCGCTCCCGTTGCTGCCATTGCCGCAGAGGTCAGCGGTCTTGAGGTCGGTTCTTATACCATTAACAACCTGATTGTTAAAGGCGTACCCGCTCTTGAGCTTTCTGAGGAAGAAATCGAGGCTATTCACAAGAAAGGCGGCGTTACAATCGTGCTGGCCGCTGGCGATACCGTTGTATCTGAGGGCAAGGCCGTAGGCGGCGGATATGTCGACAATACCGACGGCAACGATTATATCAAGCAGCAGCTTGAATATAAGACCCAGAAAGTATTTAATACCAACCTGAAAGTTCCCTACACAAATGCGGGAATCGCAATGCTTGAAAGTGCAGCTATCGAGGTTATGACTGACGCAATGAATAAGACCATTATTGAGAGCTACACCGTAAATTACCTGCTCCGTGAAGATGTGGCCGAGGGCGACAGGTCAGCAAGAAAGTATATTGGCGGAAATATTGCTTATAGCATGGCTGGGGCAATTCACGAAATCGAAATTGATTGTGAGTGCTCTCTCTAATTAAAAAGGAGGTAATAAAATGAATGTAACAAGATACAATGCGAAAGATTGTTCTATCGTTGTCGGTGGCGTGTATATTACAGGTCTTGGCGAGGATATGGTTTCAATCGAAAAGGAAGAAGCCCTTGCAGAGAACAGCGTTGGCGCACAGGGTGATGTTGTTCGGTCGGAGATAAACAACTCCATTTATACAATCACTGTTACCGTACAGTCGACAAGCCCGCAATTCCCTTATCTTCTTTCCCTGAAAGACGCAACAGAGGCGTTCCCGATTTGGGTTATCAATAAGCCCCTTAAACTCCGTGCAGGCGGAACAATGGCGTTTATCACTGAAATGCCCAGCCTTTCCCTTGGCTCGGAGGCCGAAGATGTAGAATTTTCGTTCTCGGTCTATGACGGTGATATTATCGTCGACTGATTTATAAAACGGTATATTATATACCGTTTTTTCTTTTAAAAACAAAATAATATAATAACAAAACATTGGAGGATAATAAAATGGCTAAATTTTATACAGTAGAAAAGGAAATTAACGGAACTAAATATGTTGCTCAGTTTAACGGCATTTCGGCAGCTCTGAAAGCTGTAGACGAAAGTTATATTGAGGGAACAAACAACACAAGCGTTGAAAAGCTTTCAAGATACCTTTTCAGCAATGTAATTGTTGAGCCTAAAGGACTGACCGCAGACGATTTCGAGAGCATGGAGGAATTTAATGAGGTCATTAGCTTTGCCCGTGAGGTAATGCAGGGCGACTTTCGAGAAGAAAAAGACAAGAAGTCAGCTAAAGCGACAAGCAAGGAATAATTGGCCGCTGTGGCGACTTGTATTATCAAAACGAGGATTTGATTATCAGACAGTGTTCGGCAAGCCGTTTATGACCCCGCAAGATGTGTATGAGGCAAATATAGCTCTTGATATGCAGCTTGAGGAAGAAGCAAAAGCGGCTAAAAAGAAACGGTAAGCCCCGCTATTACAGCGGGGTTTGCCTATTTGTAAAGACTTCCTAAAGAAAGGAGGTAAATAATGGCTGATAATGTAATCAGAAACGACATTGTTAAACTTGATTTTGAGGTCGAGGGTTTAAAAGAACTCAAAAAACTTCAAGATGAAACCAACGAATTAAAAAAGAAACTAACAGGCGGAATAGGCGACGACGCTCTTGACGGCCTGAAAAAAGGGGCAAATGACAGTGTAAAGCCCTTGAAGAATGTTAAAGAGCAAGCGGAAAAAGTCAAAAAATCCGTCACTGATATAGGCAAAAAAGCGGCCACAACGGCCTTTAAAGGCTTAAAAAAACTGGCTGGCATTTCATTCAAAGCCCTGACCGCTGGCATTGGTACGGCGGCTACAGCACTTGGATTTCTTATGAAAAATGCTGTGTCGGCGTATTCAGAATATGAGCAGTTATACGGCGGTATGCAAACGCTGTTAGGTGCAAAAGGCGCAAAAAGTGTTGAAGAATATGCAAAACTAACAGGAAAATCCGTTGACGCAGTACAAGGCGAATACCAAAAGATGTTAGATAGTGAAAACTATGTAATGACGAAAGCTAACGACGCATTTAAAACGGCGGGAATGTCAGCTAATGAATACATGGAAACTATCACGTCATTTGCGGCAGCAATGGTAACGAGTGTAGGCGGAGACACAAAAAAAGCGGCTGAATTGTCCGACATGGCAATTCAAGACATGGCCGACAACGCCAACAAAATGGGCACTCCCTTAGAGAATGTTTCTATTGTCTATTCAAACCTTGCAAGAGGTATGTATATGACATTGGATAACTTAAAACTGGGTAAAGAGGACTGCATTGCTCAGTATAAACCTTGTGAAAACGGGGAAACCCTTATGTTAGTAGCATAAGACAATCCCGTGGCAAGTTGCAAAAAAAGTATTGAATTTTCTGAAAACTTGTGATAAACTAAAAATAGCGAACACAAGGAAAAGGAGAAAATTCAAATGACTTGGGTAAAAATCAAACAAAACGAAAACTATTCTATCAATGAGAACGGCGAGGTTAAGAATAACAAAAAAGGCACTTTGCTAAAATCTCATATTAACAAAAAAAGCGGTTATAAAATGGTTAGCTTGTGGCGCAATAACAAAGCGAAGCATTATACAATTCACAGGCTTTTAGCGGAAGCATTTATACCAAACCCGCAAAATAAACCGACAGTAGACCATAAAGACGGAAACAGGCTTAATAATTCGCTTGATAATCTTAGGTGGGCTACATACGAAGAACAAAATTCAAGATTTGAAACAATCGGAGTGAGAAGTCAAAAAGTAAAAGTAACTCACTATGAGGAAACAAGAAATTCAAGCGGTTGGGGTCATAAGTCTTGGGATAGAATAGATAGAACATTGTATTTTGACAGAATAAGTGATGTAGCCGCTTATTTTGAAGTGTCTATCGGAAACATATCTTTAATGTTAAAGAACGGCACAATCGGTAGACGAGGAAAAATGAGAGGTTATAAGTTTGAATATGCCGAAAGTCAGAGAAAAACTTTTGCAAAAGCCCTAACGACTATCGAAAGCACAGAGAAATCTGGAAGTGAGTAGAGTACACTCAAGCGAGTGGAAGTGCAAGGGGCGGCGAAAGCCGTCAAGATATAGTCTGAACTATATGGCGACATATAGCAGCCGAAAGGCGGTTACGGATTAGCGACCCGTAGCGAACATATTGTATGCAGGAACAAAAGAGGGCGCTACACAAATGGTTAATGACGCTGCAAAGATAGATAAAAGCGTCAAGGCAAATGATATATCGTATGCCAACCTTGTAAAAGCTATACACGCTGTACAGGTAAAAATGGATATTTACGGTACAACGTCAAAAGAAGCCTTTGGTACTATTCAGGGTTCAATGAATACCTTTAAGGCGGCGTGGGGAAATCTTATGCCTGCCTTGATACAGGGCGGCGACGCATTTGACCAGTGTGTAAACAATCTCGTTGATAGTATTGTCGGATTTAAAGATGAAGCGACAGGAGAAATAAAAGGCGGTCTTATTAACAACCTTATGCCCGCAGCCGAAAAGGCTCTTGAGGGTATAGGGACATTGATTGATAGATTTGTTCCGATTCTCGCTGAACAATTTCCGAAAATCGCAAAAAGATTGATACCGCCACTGATAAAAGCAGCGGTGGAGTTGGTTAAAGGTCTTGTTAAGGCGCTACCCGACTTGGTAAAAATAATAGGCTCAACCTTTTACGATATTTTCAGTGAACAATTCCCCGCTGTTGCAAAAATAGGAAAATTCTTTCAAGACAATTCCGAAAAAATAGCCAAGGGTATAAAGATAATTATACCTACCGTTCTCGGACTTGCTGCGGCATTTAAAGGCTTTAAAGCTGTAAAGTCTTTGAAATCCCTTTTCGGCAATCTGAAAGGCGGTAAGGGCGGAGCAAGTGGCAACGGCGGTATTTTGAGCACTTTTCAGAATCTCGCAAAGATGAAAACCACAACCGTCTTAAAAGGAGTGGCAAATCTCGCTATAATTCTCGGCGCACTTGGCGGATTGCTTTATATAGCAACAAAAGTGTTCCAAAGTGGCGTTGACTTCAAAGAGATGTTACAAGTCATTATCTTGGTGGGAGCTTTGGGAGCTGTTGGAATTGCATTGGCTAAATTCATTGATATAGCGGGTAAAATCAAAATAACGACAGCACTTAAAGGCGTTGCGAACATTGCAATCATCATAGCTGGCTTGGGAGCGCTTCTTTGGGTGGCAACAAAGGTTTTTCAAGGTGGAGTAGACTTTAAAGAAATGATTAAAGTAATCACCTTAATAGGCATTTTGGGTGTCGTTGGTACAGTTCTTGCGGTATTCGCTGGAATTGTAGGGTTAATACCCGTTTCAACAGTCGCTTTAGGGCTGGCTAACATTGCGATTATAGTTGTCGGTCTCGGCGCTTTGCTGTTTGTTGCTACAGAGGTATTTAAAAACGGTGTTGATTTCGGAAAAATGCTACAGGTCATTTCGCTAATTGGTATTCTTGGCGTTGTAGGCAGCGTTCTCGCTGTAATGGCTGGTATCATTGGTATTATACCTTTCCCGTTAGTAATTGCGGGGCTTGCAAATATAGCGACAGTAATAGGAGGCTTAGAGCTTATCCTTGTGGCGCTTGGTGCTTTGTCTAAAATCCCTGGATTTAATGGTTTGATTGAAAGTGGTGGCGAATTGCTGGCAACGACTTTCAAGGCCATAGGTAAGGCTATCGGTTCTCTTGTAGGCGGCTTTGCAGAGGGCGTGACAAGCAGTCTCCCTCAAATAGGAGAACATTTCGCAGGATTCGCCAAAGCGTTAGAGGGTGTAGATTTTACACCGATGAAAAGTTTTTTTGACGCATTAACTTCAATAAGCGGGTTGCCGAGTTCAGGCGGAATATTCCAGTTATTTACTGGAGACCCCTACACAGGGCTTATGAAGATGATACCGATACTGCCTTTGCTTGCTGCTTCCGCAAAAGCCTTTATGGTTATTGTAGGCGATATAAAGGATTTCAGCCCGATAAGCTCATTGCTTAGCGCTCTTTCAAATGTAAGTGCTATGCCGAGTTCAGGCGGATTTTTCCAGCTATTCACGGGCACTCCGTATGAGGGTTTGCTTGAAATGGTTAAGATTTTACCGTCGCTTGGTGCAGCAGCAAGTATATTCTTTAAATTCGTGGGGGGAATAACGGACTTTAGCCCGATAAGTTCACTTCTTAATGCTTTGGCCAGCGTCAAAGAAATGCCGAGTTCGGGAGGTTTCTTTCAACTCTTTACAGGAGACCCGTATGCAGGATTATGTAAAATGGTATCATTGCTTCCTCTGCTCGGTGCAGCAACAGGTATATTCTTTAAACTTGTAGGCGGTGTAACAGATTTCAGCCCGATTTCTTCTTTGTTGAACGCATTAGCTTCTGTTAAAGAATTGCCTAAGTCTGGCGGCTTTGCTCAGTTTTTCACTGGCGACCCATACGCTGGATTATGCGAGATGATGTTATTGTTACCGCCGCTTGGTGCGGCAGTTAGCGCATTTTTCAAACTTGTTGACGGAATAACTGATTTTAGCGTTATATCTTCTTTGTTTAATACTCTGTCAAGTGTTAAGGATTTACCAAAAGCGGGAGGGTTTGCTCAGTTATTTACGGGAGACCCGTACAAAGCCCTTATCTCAATGGTATTTATTCTTCCCACACTCGGACAGTCGGTAAAGGCGTTCTTTAAGGCGATTGACGGTATTGACGATTTCAGCAAAATTTCCGCTCTTTTTGCAGAGCTTGGGCAGCTCGACAAATTAGTCGGGAAAGACGGAGGACTATTCAACGCAATAGGAGACTTCTTTAACGGAAGTGAAGATTCCGCCGTGGTAATGCTTGGTGCAAGCCTCAAAAGTTTTGCTTCAGACACAAAGGACTTTTTTGCTTTAGTAAACAGTGCTAACCTTAACAAACTTAACGGAATGTGGCTTGCCTTTGCAAATGTAAAAGGCTTAGATAGCGCAGTTTCTCAGATAGTAACTAAGATTTCCGAGTTACCTAAAAAAATGGGTGACGCTCTTAAACAGGGTGGCTCAAGTCTTAGTGACGCACTTGTTAAAGTGTGGAAAGACGCTGTGCAAGCTTCGGTAGCGCCAGTAAATAAAGTGCTTGACGCTGCAAACTGGATATTGAAAGAGTTCGGCTCAAATAAGCGAGTGATAACATGGAAACCTTATGCAAAAGGCACAAACGGCCATAAAGGCGGAAATGCACTTGTGAATGACGGAAACGGCGCTGAATTAGTCCAAATGCCTAACGGAGAAGCGTTTATACCTACAGGTAAAAATGTGCTGATTCCTAATGCACCGAAAGGAATGAAAGTATTACCCGCAGAGCAAACCGCACAGCTTATGGGTAAGAAATCGCCTACATTTGCGTATGCAGACGGAATAGGCGACATTGATATTTGGAGCTACATAGATAATGCAAAAGGCTTGACCTCCAAAATAGCGGACAGTATCAGCTATGACGGCTTGAGCGGCTTTAGACTTGGTGTAAGTCAGGGTATGGTAACAACCTTTACAGGAGCAATGACAAACTGGGTTGATAAGCTATTTAAAGAAGAAGGAGTTTTAGGGCTTGCAAATTATGCAGCGTCTAAGGGCGTTGCTCAATGGAAATCTACCGTTATACGAGCCTTGAAAATGGAGGGGCTGTATAGCGCCGCAAATGTCGAAAGAACTTTATTCCAAATGCAGACAGAAAGCGGAGGAAATCCGAAAGCAATAAATCTGTGGGACAGCAATGCTAAAAAGGGCATACCCTCAAAGGGCTTAATGCAGGTAATTGACCCGACTTTTAAAGCGTATGCAAGAGCGGGCTTTGACAAAAATATATATGACCCGTTGAGCAACATTTTAGCGGCTATCAGATACGCTGTTGCAAGATACGGCTCATTAGCAAGAGCTTTTAGAGGTGTAGGTTATGCAAACGGCGGTTTTGCAAATAAACCGAGTATATTCGGCGAGGACGGTCTTGAAGCGGCTATTCCGTTGTCGAGAAATAAACGCAGCAGAGGGTTAAACCTTTGGGCGCAGACTGGCGAAATGTTGGGCGTTTCTTATTCACCAGAGGGAGACGCAGGATATTCTAACTATATCGAGAACAACACATATTCGCCACAATTCACGCTTAATATAAGCGGAACGAGTGATGATAGAACAATGGCACGCAAGGTTAAAAACTGGGTTAAAGAAGCGTGGGAAGATGTTCTTGACACTTACGAAAGTAAAACGCCACAGACACAAGAAGTATAATTTTTTTGAAGTAAAGCGGTCGATTATGGCCGCTTTACTTTCTGAAAGGCGGTGTACTATTGGCACTTATAAATAACATTTATGTGAACGTAACAGATGAAAGTCTTTCAAGACCTGTCAATGTTACACAGCACCCAGTTGAAAAAGGTTTACCACTTACCAGTACCGTAAGAAGGCAATCAAAAACGATAAGCATTAGCGGAAAGATTGTTGATACACCTAAATACAAAGCAGAGACGATTATATCTAAACTTGAAGCGTTTGAAACAAGCGGTTCTTTGATAGATTATAAAGGCCGAAATGTAGCGGGGAACTTTCAAATTAAGTCTTTCAATACATCTCACCCGAACACCATTTGGGGCGGCGCTGAATTTGACATGGAGCTTGTAGAAACAAGAATATCCAAAAGTGCATATAATCCAAAACAGAATACACAAGAAAGTGCAAACGCACAGAAAAACAAGACAAACCCGACTTTAAAAGTGGGGGCAATAGTTGTATTTAAGGGCGGCTCTGTTTATGTTTCGTCAGACGCAAAACGCCCCGCAGCGACGAGGGGTAGAAGCACTTGTAAAATAACCATTATAAATACCCGCAGTTGGTCTGTTCACAGCTATCACCTAATTTCCACAGACGGAAAAATGGTTTATGGCTGGGTAGATAAATCAAACATAGAGGGTACAGGAAATACAGGAACTTCGTCATTGACAAATGGCGGCACACAGCAAGTAACAACGAAATAAGGTGAATCAAGTGGAAATTATAGAAATTAACAAAAATATAATTCCCTATGTTTTCAAAATCATGCTGGGGAATGAGTTGTTTGATGTCAGAATTGATTATAATAATACCGCTGATTTATTTACCGTTTCTCTGTCGAAAAATGGCGTTGACTTGTGTATAGGTGAGCCGATAATATACGGCGTTCCGCTGTTTGGCGATTTGCTGACACACGGGGAATATCCGAACGTAAAAATTACGCCTATTGACGAAAGCGGCGAAATGTCGTCGGTCACATTTGACAATTTGTCAACAACCGTATTATTAAGTGTGACTGGTGGTGATTCTGTTGAATAGGTCAAGACAGGTATTTGCAGGTAAAACCGACAAAACACGCAGTAGGCTTATAAAATCAATGGCCGAGGGGCTTGAATACCTTGAAAGCTACGATAAAAGGCCGAGCGGTGTTTTTGGAAGTGAAGCAAAAATCATTTGCGGTGATGTCGTTGTAAATTCAAACGATTTAGACCTTGAGTTTAATGTTAAGTTTGATGATGATATGGAAGCGAACGAGGCGGAAGTTGTCATATACAACCTGACAGACAACACAATAAACCAATTCAAGTATCATGCCAGAATATCAATCATAGCGGGCTTTAAAGGAGATACAGGGTTAGTATTCAGCGGTTATATAACTAAGGTTAAAACAAAGCAGGAGGACGCTGACAAGGTTACAACAATCACCTGCATTGATGATGTCGCAAACCACACAATAAGCGAAATCACATACGCAGCGGGCACTAAAGCAAGCTATATCTTGAGAGACTTACTGAAAAAAACAGGTATTCCGATAGCTGTATTTAATATGCGCCGTGACTGGACTTACAAAGATGAAGAAAAAGTAGACGGCGACCTCATGGAAAATATCAAGAAATTCAGCGAGGTATGCGGAGTATCTACCTATATCAACAAAGGTCAAATTTATTCAAGGTATATAAAAACGGGTGACAACCTGAGATTTAACCTTTCAGAAGAAACGGGCTTGATAGGTAGTCCGTCAGAGTTTACCGAAGAAAAGACCGCAGAAGATTATAAAGAAACAATAAACGGCTATGAATGTGAATGTATATTGCAGCACAGATTTTCAGCGGGCGGAATAATCAATCTAAGCAGCCTTTACGCAAACGGTCAATATCGTATATGCAGCGGAGAACACACATTCAATGCCGACGAGGCTATTTCAAAAATCAAAATTTACTAACGCACCTATAAAGGGTGTGTTTTTGTATTAACGGAGTGATAAAATGGGAAATTTGAGCTTTTTTGATAATATGCTTGAAAACAAGTTGAAAAACCTCCACACAGCATATCTGGCGAAAGTTATTTCCACAAGTGGAACTACGGCAAAAATACAGCCTTTGGGGCTGGTAAAAGCCTACGGCGAAAATGCACAAGCGCAAGCGCCGTTATCAAATGTGCCTATTGCAGTACAAAAAATCAAGAACGGGGACAATTCTGTAAATGTCGTTACTGATATAGCAATGGAGTTAGTAAAAGAGGGCGACACAATCAAAGATGTAAAGCTCACAGTTACGAAATCCAATATATCAATTCCACAAATATCAAACATTGCAGCAGGTGACATTGTTATTTGCGTTTGTTGCGAGAGAGATATAACGGAGGCGAAAAACGGCAGAAACAGTACCCCCGCTATAGGCCACCACAGCATGAGCGATAGCGTAATTGTCGGCTGTTTGTAAAGAGGTGATTATATGAAAGGATTTGCTTTGCAAAATGGAGATGTACTCATAGAAAACAACGAAATACAAATGTCTTATGATACAGATTTAGCAATGCAGACCATTAAAAGCGTTTTATCCACCGTAAAAGGTGAATGGTTCGTAAACTGGAATGAGGGTGTTGATTACGGCGAAATCTTAGGAAAAAAAGAAATTGCCGTAAGCGATGAGATAATAAAATCCAAACTTCTGGACGGACTAAAACAATATGATGAGAACCTGATTATTGATGTGTTTGAAAAGGCCTTTGACAAAGAGGCTCGAAAGCTACAAATAAAATTAGGCGTTATCAACAAGGAAACAGAAGAAAGAATGACAATCAATTTAGATTTGTGAGGTGATTAAAAATGCCATTAACGGAACTGGGATTTAAGCGGCGCACCTATGATGAAATTCTGCAAAGCAAAATAGAAAAGGCTCGGGAGCTGTTCGGCGAAGATATTGACACCAGCGAATTAACGCCATTCGGAAAATTTATTCGTATCAATGCTTACGACCAAGCGCTGACAGAAGAAGAAGCGGAGATTATCTATTTTTCCATATTCCCGAATACAGCCACAGGAACAAGCCTTGACCGTCTTTGTGTATTTGCTGGAATAAAGAGAAACCCCGCTACAAAGTCTCAATACAGGGTTACTGTACACGGTACAGCAGGGGCGACAGTACCTAAAGGGTTTTTGTTCGGCACTGAAAGCGGGGTAAATTTTGCGGTTGTTGAAAACACAACGCTTAACGATAGCGGCACGGCTACCCTGAATGTGGAATGTGTGACAAGCGGAGATATTGGCAATGTTCCCGCCTCAAAGATAAATAAAATAGTCAACCCCGCTGCTGACATTGAAAGCGTTTCGGGCGTTGAGATTATTACAAAAGGGCAGGAAACAGAAAACGACTACGAGTTAAGAACCCGATTTTCTGAGGCGAAAGAGGGGTTAGGGTCTTGTAATGAGATTGCTATAAAATCGGCTCTTTTGCGTATTCCTACCGTAACCCACGCAGGAGTTATAGTAAATGAGACAGATACCACAGACAGCGACGGCAGGCCAGCAAGAAGCTTTGAGTGTTATGTGAGCGGCGGCAACAATTACCATGAGCAAATTGCCGAAACGATATTTGAAAAGAAGCCTATAGGAATTAAAACTCACGGGAAAATATCGCAAGAAATAACCGACACTGGCGGTCATAAACATACCATAAAATTTTCTCATACTTCAAATGTCGAAGTATATATACGGGTTGCAATCAAGACAAATGTAGAGTTTGAGGGAATGACGGGTAAGCAAGAAATAAAACAAAACCTTGATACATTTATCGACCAAACAGGAATCGGAAAATCTGTAATTCTTTCTTCTTTGTACGGCCAAATTCATAAAGTGGTAGGTGTAACGGAAGTAACCGAGCTGCTGTTGTCAACTAACGGAACTACATGGAGCACTAACAATATTACAGCGGAGCAAGACGAAAATTGTATATGTGCTCAAGTGCAAATCAAGCAGAACGACGGAAATTATGAGGTGATTTCCTAATGCAAGCTGAGTTTAACAAAGAAAATTTAGTAAAGAACTTGCCAGACGCTTACAAAAAGAATAATGAAAGCAATAACTTCAAAATTCTTGAGGTCGAGCGTATAGAGTGTGCAAATTTACGAGACGACTTGCAGAGCATAAACGAAATACTGGATATAAATAACGCAACAGGGAAAACCCTTGACCGATACGGCGAAAGGGTAGGGCAGCCACGGGGGCTTGCTACAGACGCAAAATATCTCTTGATGATAAAGGCTAAAATAATGCGGAATCTATCAAACGGAAGTTATCAGAGCATTATTGACGCATTATGCGAGACTTTTAATTGTGACCCGTCAGAAGTTTATATTCAGGACGAAGATGAGCCTTGTACCGTTAAATTAGTCTCTTTGCCTCTTGCCTTTATCATAGGTGCTGGATTATCTACGTCGCAAACAGTAGCAATAATAAAATCTATGCTTCCTGTTGGCGTTAGCCTCTCTACATTTCTGTTTGAGGGCACATTTGAATTTGCAGACGGAGAAAACGAGCAAGACACAGAAAAAGGGTTTTGCGACATTGAGGGCGGAACAATGGGCGGTTATCTCGGGGCGACTGATTCCGACTTAACAGATGAAATTCTGCCAATATAACAGGTCAAAAAGACATCGTAAAGGTGTCTTATTTTTATTTTAGGAGGAGTAGAAATGAACTTCAACAACATTTTCCCAGAATGGAAAAACAGCGGTACTGAGCCGAGCGCAGAACTCAAAACCAGCGGATTTAAGGCGGGATATAAACCCCCCGCAGCTATTTTTAACTGGTTTTGGTCTAAGGTGTGTAAGGCAATCACAGAAATTCAAACAAACCTGTCAAATGTAGACAACACAAGCGACCTTGACAAGCCCGTTTCAACGGCGACTACTTCGGCTATCTCAACCGCAGTCACAAACCTTAAAAACACATTCGTAACTGAAAAGGGAGGATTTCAAGGCGGTGTTGGAGCAACTGCTACAAACGGTGCGGCTATAGGGAACGGTGCAAGCTCTGGCGCTACTGGCGGTGCTGTTGGTATGAAAGCAAAAGCAGGGACTGGTGGTTTCGCAGGAGGCTATAATGCAAGTGCTTCTACTGGCGGTACTATAGGTAAAGATTCCAATACCACAACTGGTGGTGCTGCTGGGCAGGGCGCTGTATCAAGTGCAGGCTTTGCAGGAGGCAACAAAGCCGTATGCGGAACAACCTCAGCTCCGATTGACGCTATACAGCTCGGCACTGGCACAAATACAACGGCCAAATCGTTACAAGTGTACGATAAGCAGCTAATGGACGCAGACGGCAAAATACCGTGGGAAAGAATGACAAACCTTGTTATTGCTGGCTCTTATACTGGTACTGGCTATACTTCTCAAGGAACATACCAAAACAGAACATTTGTAAATTTGGGTTATGAGCCTAAATATGTAATGATTCGAGCAAACAGGGCTTCAAACGGCTATGTTTGGCACATTATTAAAGGCGCTGATTATGCAAGCGGTAATATAGCAAGCTCTACAGCCGTTAATTCAGGTGTAGTCTGGGTCGATTCTGACGAATCATACCCAGTAGCCGCAAGTAAGTCTGTAGCAGGATTTTTCCTTAACGGAACAAGCGCTTCCGCAACAGCTAACGAAAGCGGCGTCGAATATTGTTATGTGATATTCAGATAGGAGTAAGATTATGGATAAATTATCAGTTGCACGACTTTTGGCTGACGGCGAACTTCCCCCCACCCTATATTCTACTTATGAGATATATAGAAAGGACGATTTTGACAGGCGGCTCGAAGATGATTTAACTGCCGTTGAAAACGGTGTAACAGCATTGCAGAGCGGGAAAGCCGATGTAAACCATTCTCACGATACAGCCACAGCAGAAGCAAGCGGCTTTATGAGTAATGGAGACAAGAGCAAGCTTGACGGAATTGAGGCAGGCGCAAACAATTATTCTCACCCCGCCACACACCCCGCAAGCATGATAACGGGACTGCCGACAGAACTACCCGCCAACGGCGGAAATGCTGATACCGTTGACGGGAAACACGCTGCCGATTTTGCGACTGCAAATCATACACATACACAGTATGCAGCGACAGAGCACAATCACGACGGCAATTATGCGCCTATATCACATACGCACACACAGAGCGACGTGACGGGGCTTTCCTCGGCTTTATCAGGAAAAGCAAATACAAACCATACCCACAGCAATTATGCCCTTGCAAGCGATTTAAACGGGCTTTCTGAGGAAGTCAGCGGAAAGGCTGCTGCAAGTCATACCCATACACTTGATAATATTTCAGAAACAGCAACCAAAAAGGTTATGACGGCAGATGAAAGAACAAAACTGAACGGAATCGCAACAGGAGCGAACCAATACACTCACCCGACTTCACACCCCGCAACAATGATTACGGGGCTTGCAGATGTAGCCATGTCGGGCAGTTATAATGATTTATCGGATAAGCCTACAAGCATGACACCAAAGGCACATACACACGCTCAAAGTGATATTACGGGACTTGAAACAGCGTTAAGTGGTAAATCCGACACAGGGCACACTCATAGTGCCGCTTCAACTACTGCAAACGGCTTTATGAGCAAAGAGGACAAAACAAAACTTAACGGCATTGCAACGGGTGCGAACAAAACTTCCGTTGACACGGCGTTAAGTGCGTCAAGCACTAACCCCGTACAAAATAAGGTTATCAATACAGCCCTTGCGGGCAAAGCAAGTACAAGTCACAATCACAATTCCGCTTATATAGCTAAATCGTTGCAAATGACTGCGGACGACGGCGACGTTTATGTTAGTTGGTCAAATCAAGATGTTGTCGCAAAGATAAAAGCATTGCCCACAGGAATGTATACGGCTTATGCAAAGTCGGGAACAACAAACAACCCGAAAACTGTAGAATCGTGGCGTTTTATGGTGCATAAAACAGGCGTTAATTTTGGTTGGACAATGGCTTTCGGCTCGTTCGGTAGTGTTTATACGGGATATGTAGATAGCGGCAATTGGCAAGGTTGGAAATGTATTTACGATGATAGTCCTGCACCGCTTTGGACGGGTAAAATGTATATGTCAAGTCCTAACAGCACTCCGCAGACAGTTACGCCGTCTAAAAAACTGTCGGAATGCCGAAATGGTTGGTTGCTGTTATGGTGCGATTATGACAAAGATACATCAACGGCTAATGATAGCGACTTTGTAACAACAATGATACCAAAGAAAAATCCGACAGGTGGCAATTGGGGCGGTAAAGCGTTCTATTGCGATATTCCGAGGTATATAGGAAGCGACGTAAACGACGTTGACACCGAACGCCGTATTATCAAGAGTATTTATATTCACGATAATTGTATCAAGGGAAGTTTTAACAACGATAAGGACGAGCGAAATGATGTAGTTTTGCGTGCGGTTTTTGAGTGGTAAGGAGGGCGACAATGTGACAAATGAAACGATTGCGGTAAGACTTGAAAATCACGAACAGGAAATAAAAAGCCTTAAACACCGCATGACCGAACAAGAAGAAAAAACCGAATCACTCACAGAATTAACGACATCAGTTAAAACACTTGCCGTCAACATGGAATACATGGCAAAGGAACAAGAAAAACAAGGCGAACGCCTTGAAAAGCTTGAGCATGAACCGACCGACGATTTCAAGTATTATAAGCGCCTTATTATAGGTTGTATATTAACAGGCGTTGTAAGTCTTGTGTTGGGCGCTGTTCTTGCAAAGGTTATAATATAAAATTTTAGGAGGGCTTTATTATGGAAAACGTTTTCGGAATTGCGACAATCCCCAGCATTGTAATTATTTGTTATCTTGTTGCACAGGCGGTCAAGGTTACACCCCTCGACAATAAGTATCTCCCGATTATCAGCGGATTTGTCGGCGGTATTCTCGGAGTGGTTGCAATGCGTATTGTGCCTGACTTCCCCGCTACTGATTATCTTATGTCAATTGCAATAGGTATTGTATCGGGATTGTCTGCAACAGGTATCAACCAGATTTACAAGCAGCTAAGCAAAAACGACGATAACGGAGGCGGAGACATTGCTGACTAATATCAAGTTTGCTGAAAAATGTGTTGATATTGCGGAACGATTCAACACATTTTATGTTGCTGATTGCTGCGGCGCACCTCTCAATGGGGATAACGTTGAAAGATATTGCATAAATTCCGTTTTTAATAAGCAGCGTGAAAGAACAAGCCTTATTAAAGGAATCGCAAATAAAGACTATTTCGGTTTTGATAGTGCAGGAGTTATAAAGGCCGTCTTGTGGGGCTGGAATGGCGACATTTCAAAGCCTTACGGGGGCGCAAAGCTGAAAAGTAATGAAGTGCCAAACCTTGACGCTGACGGTCTTATACAAGAGTGTACAGATGTTTCTGCCGACTTTGCAAAAATTGAAATCGGGGAAATTGTCTGGAAATCGGGTCATATTGGCGTATATATCGGAAACGGCCTGACGGTTGAATGTGTACCCCGTTGGACGAACGATGTACAAATTACCGCCGCAGGCAACATAAAGCGCAAATCTGGCTATAATACCAGCGTATGGGCAAAACACGGGAAACTGCCCTATGTATCATACGAAGCGCCTAAAAAGAAAGCAACCAGCAAAAAGACAGAAGAAAAAGAAAACGACTAAGAAAAAGAGGGTAAGCATAATGCTTACCCTCTTTTTTTATTGCTCATTTTCTTCTAATTCGGACAAATGCCATTTCAAGTCAAATTTCATTTTAGCGAGTGTTTCAATCTCGGTTCTTTTCTTTCTGATAATCTCTTTGACTTCATGTTCTGATTTTGGAATATTTGGCGCTTTGCCTTGCTCGAATTGTAAAAGATATTGCACACCCTTATTTACATATTTTTCTAATCGGTCAATTTCAGCGTCGATACCTTTAACAGCCCAACTAATAAGCTCTTGTTGTCTCATTTTTACCACCCTTTTTTATTTTGCCATTGCTCAAACTCTTTGTAAACCCGTTCATTATAATAGACATCTGATAAAAAGTATTCGGGGTGTGCCTCTAAAAACTTTTCAATCTGTTCAAATTTGGCTTTGCCGAGAGACTTTCTAATTTTTTCATATTCTTGTAAAGTGCTCATTTTCGTTGCCCCCTTTTCATTATTATTATACCACTCTTGTGTTACTTTTAAACAAAAAAGAAGCATAAAATTTGTGCATTTTGCCAACTTGATTTTTAACACAAAAGTGTTATAATAAAGGTACAAAGTAAAGAAAGAGGTACAAAAAAATGAAATTGGTTACAAAAGAAATTGAGCGCAAATTCAACAGCAACCCTATATATAGTAAAGACGGTCAAGGCGAAAACGCTGAAATTATTGTCAAGTTTTTCAACCCTTGCGGTGCGGCCACTTGGTTAATCACAGAGGCAGAAAAACAAGACGACGGCGACTACTTATTATATGGCTACATTACTTTGGGCTATGAATATGAATGGGGCTATGTATTATTATCACAACTTGCAAGTATTAGAAACGGTTACGGTTTAGGCATTGAGCGTGATTTATACGCACACGGCACAGTTAAGGCGAATATGTAAAAGGGGCTTTACAGCCCCTACAATGCGCCGTATTGAAACATTATAGAAAGGTGTGGTTAATATGTTAGTCAGAGACAAAGACAGCGCAGAGGGCTATATACACATTTGTAACGATTATAAAAGATATATCAAATCGGCATTGAAAGAGCGTTTACCGATTTATGTACATGATGTGAAAGCTTACACCTTGATTGAAACAAAAAACGGTCACGAACTTAAAGACATTAAATTTTGCCCTTATTGCGGGGCTGAAATAGAGAAAGAAGAAAGAAAAGAGGTTTTTAATAATGAGATACTATGAAATCAATGAAACGGCAGCAAGACAGGCTAAAGAAATGTGGTCTTTTAGCGACTATGTAAACGGGTCAACAACAGCGGCATACAGGGCAAAGGTTGACGAGTGCTACAGCCTTGTTGACAAGCTCCCAGACGACCTAAAAGAAAAAGGCGAAGTAATAGCCGACAGATACGCCCGCCGCCTTGCAGAGTGGTATAACAAGCAATTCAGAATTGAAATGATGTGCCCCTCAGTAATGATATGCGGTGCAAGCAATTTCCCAGTGAAAAAGAAAGAAAAGCAGAACGCAGCGCAAGACAGACACTATCAGTTATATAACGAGATTCAGCAAATGCCCGAGAGAATCAACAAACTTTTGAGAGGTTCACACATAATCAAAGCGGGCGACGCTGACGCTTTAGAGCAGCTACAAAAGAAATTAGAAAAGGCCGAAGCACTACAGGCCGAAATGAAAGCGGCAAACGCCTATTTCAGAAAGCACAAAACGCTGAAAGGGTATAAAGACTATACCGACGAAAAAGCGGCAGAGCTTGACGAGGCTATTAAAGATAGTATGTATGGCGTACCGTTTGCGCCTTACGCCTTGACGAACAACAACGCCAAAATCAGAAATACAAAGGCGAGAATTGCACAGCTCGAACGGGTCAAAAAAGAGGCAGAAACGGCCGCAGAACAACCGAAAGACGAATACAAGACAGATATGTTTAAGGTGGTCGAAAATGCCGAAATAATGCGCCTACAGCTCATTTTTGAGGGCAAGCCTGACGCAGATGTTAGAACAGTATTGAAGAAAAACGGCTTTAAGTGGTCGCCGTCAAACATGGCATGGCAGCGGCAACTGACAGCAAATGCCAAATACGCTTTGAAAAGAGTGATTGAAGAATTAGGGGCATAACGCCCCTTTTTCTTAATGTATCGCCAGTGCGTCAATATACACAAAAATATCGCCGTATATTTGTACACTTTGCCATATTGACATTATATCGCATATGTTGTACAATAAAGACACAGTAAAGAGAGTGACAAGCTCAAAGAAAGAGGTACAGAACAATGAAAGAATTAAAAACAATAACAGAGTGTCAGCTTTTATACTTTGCTTATTACTCATTGCTTGAAAGAATATCTCACGAAGAAGAAATAAACGAGAGAACAAAAAAAGAGTGTGGTAGAGATAATTGTATTTGTCAAAGCCGATTAAAGATGTATAACGAGCAGTTAGAAGAAGTAAGAGAAAGAATACTTGAAATAGAAAACAACAACGCAGAGTGACCGCCGAAAGGCGGGTAATGCGGCGGCAGCGGTCACAAGCCCGCAGTAAAAAAGAAAGGTGAAGAAAAAATGAAACTTATACCTACATTTTGCGACGGTAACTTTCACGGCTTTGAGACGCTAAAAGAAATCAGCAGATTAAAAAGCGAAGCGCACGAGCTGGCAATGTGTAAGCAAGAAACCGATAAAGCAGACCACATGATATACGGCTATTTTGATTATGACAATAACGGCAATATTGTAACCGCACGACTTTACAGCGGCATTGCCAAAACAGAAAAAGAATTTGAAAAAATAGCGCTTATTGAAAAAGCGCACATTTACGCAATTCACAATCACAAATAAAACGCAGAGCAAGGCGGCACAGACGCCTTAATGCGGGCTACCATTTTGCTGACATCGGCAAAATGGTAGGCGGTTGCAACCCCGCAAAAATTAAATATTGAAAGGCTGATTTAATGAAAGCAGTATCAGTGAGAAACCCTTATGCACATTTCATTATGTGCGGCGAAAAGACAGTAGAATGTAGAAGCTGGCAAACCGACTACAGGGGTGATATTCTTATTTGTAGCAGTGCAAACCCCAAAATCAAAAACACGATTTGCGGGTATGCCTTATGCGTGGCGAAGCTTGACAGCATAGAGCCGTTTAAGAAAGAGCACTTAGAGGCCGCTTGTTTAGATGAAATTCCCGACGGTAAACAATATGCTTGGCACTTGAAAGACGCAAGAATAATAAAGCCGTTTCCCGTCAAAGGCAGGCTACATTTGTTTGATGTTGATGATAGCCTGATAGAGGTTATTGATAACGAATCTTTGACAGATGAAGAAGCTCAGAAACTATGCGAAAAGTACATTGAGCCGCTCTTATACAAAGGTTCACAAAGATAAAGATTGCAGACAATTACACCCCAAAAGGGGTGTAATTGTTGAAACAAATAAGAGAGGTGATAAAACAAATGGGAGAAAGAGGGCTTTCACCAGAGCAGGCGAGAAAAATACGGGAGGCAAAAGGCATTGAGGAAACAAAGCTCCAAAAGCTGAGAGTAAAAAAGGGGCTATCTCAAGGCGAACTTGCGGCAGTATCGAATGTAAAAAAACGTTCCATACAATGTTATGAACAGGAAACAAGGTCAATTGACAACGCTCGTCTTGAGACGCTTTGCGATTTGAGTATTGCGCTTGATTGTAAGATTGAGGACTTGTTAGAAAGCAAAGAACTTATTACAAAGTTGCGAATGACAAAATAAGCTGTAAATACGGCTTGTTTTGTAGGTTAAGTTATCAGAATATTCAGAAAAGGAATGTAAACAATGCTTGACAGCGACATTTTATTTTCAAACACTATAAAACTGTTATGCTTTGTAGCTTTGGCAATTATCTTTCAACGGTGGTGGATTGTATTTTTTGTAATACTGTTTTGGACGTATAAGGAGAACGATTAAAAATGAAAGCAAGAAGAACGGAGCTAAATAAAGCAAAGCAGTTTGCAATCATTCCCACGGTCGGTATAACTTGGGGGTCGTATAATTGCGACGACACAACGGCATTTGGCAAATGCGGGTACGGTTGTATATGTGACTATTGCGAGGATAATTCATATGGTAGACCCTGTGTGCGTGCGTTAAATGCGCTTTGCCGAGACAAACACATAACCATTGATTATCAGGATAGAAACTTTGAAGAAGTTTTTGCAATGGCAGACAGAACGAAAGGTGATAAAAAATGAACTGTTATTCAACAAAAAAAGCACGGGAACGAGCAATTGAGGATATGGCACAGGTTATGTATGTGGCGGTGGCTAATGTACTGACCGACAAGCTCAATTTCGGCAAGGTGAAAGTACAACAGACCTTACGGCAGATTGAAAAAGTGTTCGATATGCTTGCAGAGGGCAGAATGTCCCTTGACGATTGTAAGGCGGTTTTACATCAAGAGTATGACATTACGATAAAATAAGGAGCTTTTATATGAAAGAAAGATTGAAAGAACTGATTGACGGCAATCCCGCCTATGTGTCAAATTCGGAATTGCTGGCCGAATATCTCATTGACAACGGTATAGTTGTGCCGCCGTATAGCACGAAAGACGATAGATACGAAAAGGAGGTTTTGACCGCAGCAATAAGAACATTTGGCGAAACCCACCAAGAGTGTTTAGCGACTGAGGAATGTGCTGAACTTATACAGGCTATAAACCATAAGCACAGAGGTAGAAAACACAACATGGCGGAAGAAATAGCAGATGTAGAAATTATGCTTGAGCAGTTAAAAATCATCAATAATTGTCGTGATGAAGTTGAAGAAATACATAATCAAAAAGTTAATAGGCTCTTTAATGTTGTGATTGATAGGTAGCTATAAAGAAAAGACGGGAATAAAACCCCGTCTTTTCTCCTATTTAGCTAAAATCAGTTTTTTACCAAGTTTTCGCAAATATATATAGTAAAACAAAAATTCATCATAATCCTTGAAAACAACCCATTTGTCGTAAATTATCAATGCTTCAATTTCTTTGCTTGCGATAACCTTGTTTATTGCTTCGGTGAATCTATCACCCCGAATATCAAAAATTCTTCGTTCTATGGAATATCCGTATCGTTTGGCTTTTTCGTTACAAACATTGTGTTGCTCAAAAATGGATATTTTCGTATTATTAGACATATATAAAATACAATTCATCTTTTCAAACCCCTTTTATTTTAGTGGCTGTTGGTGCGTTTTTCGTTTAATAGATTTGTTTATCAATAGGGGGTTTATCGGGTGGCTTGCCCCCCTGTTTTTCCTCTTATCACCCCCGAGGGTGGAAAAATCCACCCTTAAATTAACTTCAAGGGTATCAGGATAAACAACGATACTATCAACAAATGTGTTAAATACAACTTGTGCAAAATCAAAGTCAGGGTTATCTTTTAATTCCTCACGGAACTCTAATATCATATCTTTTATATCTTGAATATCAATAATGTTTAATTGTTCTAAATATAAATTTCTTTCAATTTGTTCTTCAATGTGTTTTCTTTCTTCTTTTAATGCATTGTTCTTTTCGTCGAGTACCTTTCTTTCCATTCCGCCGTCAAGATACAACTCCATTAGTCTTGCTTGTTTATCTTTTACTTTTTCAAGCTGCTTTCTTAACTTTGCTGTTGGAATTAACGGTGCTTTTCTTTCGTTTTCAAGTTGAGTTGTCACACTAACTGCTATTTCATCAATAGCGTTGTCTGTTAGGACATTTTCTGTTATATTATCAATTACAAGTTTTTCGTAATAATCTTTGTTTAAAGATGTGTTAGTACAGCCGTTTTGATTTTTTATTTTACCTTGACATTTGTAATAAGCGGACATATCACCGTTCTTGTTTTTCTTTTTTGCACCACTTCCGCAATAAGTAAATCCGCAAATACCGCAACGCAATTTGCCAGTCATTAGATATTTTCTTTTTCGGTGTTTTGGTTTGTTTGCGTCTTTCCTCAATTTTTGTACTCTTTCCCATAAATCTTCATCAACTATTGGATTTTTGATAATACCCTCTAAACGAATAACTTCCGTTTGAGTGTGATTGTAAATGAAATTACCTATATACTTTTCGTTTTGCAATAAATCGGTAATTGTGCGAGTGTTGAACTTCCTGCCGTATTGGTTGCGGTAGCCCTCACTGTTTAAGCGTTTAACAATTTGTGTTTTAGGAACGCCGTCCGCATATTCTTTAAATATCCGATAAATAATCGGTGCGTTTTCATCAGGATAATAGTAACCCTCATCATCAACGGACAAGCCGAGCAGTTTGCCACCGCCTGTATGCTTGCCTTTTAAGGCGTTTTCTAACATTCCCTTTTTGACCTCTAAAGCAAGGTTTTCCGAATAGTATTCGTCCATTGCTTCAATAAGGCTTTCAAGAATACGCCCCTCGGGACTATCGTCAATCGGTTGAGTAACAGAAACAACCTTAATATCAATATCCCTTAAACGCTTCTTATATAAGGCACTATCATATTTATTACGAGCAAAACGGTTAAATTTATGCACTAAAACACCGTCAATATCGTGTTTACCCTTTAGAATATCATCAATCATTATTCGGAAGTCGTCACGATTATCCGTTTTTGCTGATTGCGCTTCATCCGTATAAATTGCAACGAGTTTAATGTCGTTATCTTCACAGTAGTTACGAATTGCCCTTAATTGAGCGTCGATACTTTCGTCACGCTGATTGTTGGAAGAAAATCGGGCGTATGCTACCACCCTTTTTATATCTGCTTTATTCTTGATGAATTTCCCCATTATGTTGCTCCTTTGATGTTTATTCAGGCATTTCAAGATACATTTTCATTACTTCTTTATAAAGCCGTTCTCGTTCTTCTTTTGGAATGTCTTTGTTGAGAAAAATATTTTTAGCACGGCTTAACAATTCAAAACTTTCATTTTCTGTTGATACACCGAAATAATCAAGCCCCACGCCGTAAAACTCTGCAAAGCGACGCAAATCGGATAAATGCGGTGAACGACGCCCGACCTCATAATTACTTATCGTTGCACGGCTTAACCCTAATCTTTCAGATAATTCTTGTTGTGTCAATTTTCGCCCCTTTCTTAAAGTTTTCAATTTGTGTCCTATCGTACACATTAAATGTATCGCCTCCTATCAACAATGATAACATATTATCATATAATGTTTACAATGTGTATCATCAAGTAACAAAATTCAACAAAATGCAAACATTTGTTGAATTTGCTATTGATTAAGAATTGATATATTAGTATAATATTTTCATTGATTGCTATTGTTTACAAAAATCCGAATAATGTAACGAGGTGTAGCGTTTTTGAAAAATAAGAGAGGAAGCACCATACAAGATAGATTGTCGTTTGATATTGAATTAGCTAAAAACGCAGAAGATAGAGAGAATAAAAAAGCGTTAGCATTTCAAGCACTTGGAGCAGTTGAATTAGCGGTTGATTTTGGACTAATTACATATATAGAATTTGAGCAGTACATACATAAAATATTTGAAATCTTATAGGGCGGTAGCCCTTATCTTTTTTGCATTTTGTGTCATTATGTTATCAAGTATGTACTTTATGCAACATATACAAAAATAAATTTTAGATTTGGTTACTTTGCGAATAGAAATTTGTTTCAAAATGACTATAATAATAATGTCGCAAGACGAAACAACAAAAGAGAGGTAATGACAAATGACAAAAGCAGAAGTAAAGAAAGAGTTAGAAATCTTTGGTAACAAGTTTTATGCTGATACCTGCTACAAGCTCAAATTTGAGATTGTCAGAAAAGTAATGAACAGCAAAGCGATACCCGACTTTGACAAGCTGTGTTTGATTGAACAGTACATAACAAATAACGCAACAAATAACAGCATTATAGAGCACATCAAGCAGTTTAACACAAGATAGTCAATAGGGGCTTAATTGCCCCTTTTGCGCCATAACGAAACATTTTGAAAGGGGGTGAATAAAATGCAAAGGACAAACTTAAAGGTTTTTCGCACCGCACACAAACTGCGGCAAACGGATATTGCTTATGAGTTGGGTGTAAGCCGTGCAACATATAGCTTTATCGAAAGGGGGCTGAGAGGTGGCACGGCTGAGTTTTGGCGAAATCTACAGAGAACATACAATATACCTGACGCTGAAATGTGGTTGCTTCAAAAACTTGACGAAAGCGAGAATGGGAAATGCGAAACGAAAGAAAATTGATAGTCCGATTGATTGATAGTGACAAGGTACATAATCACAGACTGTTAGCGGAGTTTTTCGCAAAAAAATTTAATGAAAGAAGTGTAGAAAATGACAAAATATGAAAGAGTATTCAGGTGGGAAGTTCTTGACAAAATTCGAGAGAAAAAGAGAGTTTATTTAATCGACCGTTTACTGGTGAATGATACTCGTGCTATTCAATCTTTAAACGATATGGAGACACAAAGAGTTTGCGAACTTCTCGACTACGATAATGACGATAACAGATATGACTTTTTCACAATGGAGGCGGTAGCTGATGAAAAATGAAATTATTGTGGTAAAGCAGCTCCCCGAGATTGAGGAACACCTGCAAGCAATCAAAGAAGAAGTCACCATAAAAGTAAATGACGCTTTAGGCCTTGTTTGCAACGAAACCACCGTTAAAGAAGTCAAGGCAGTAAGGGCAAGCCTTAACAAAGACCTGAAAGACTTTGAGGAACGGCGCAAAGCTGTAAAAAAGGCCATAATGACACCCTATGAAGCCTTTGAGAGCGTATATAAAGATTGCATTTCAGACACATACAAAAAGGCTGATATTGAGCTAAAAAATAAGATTGACAGCGTTGAAAACGAGCTTAAAGAGCAGAAAACGGCAGAAGTCAAAGGGTATTTTGATGAATACCGTGACAGCAAGATTGCAAACGGTATTACTTGGATTGGTTTTGCAAACGCAAATATCAATGTGACGCTTTCGGCAAGTATGAAAAGCCTGAAAGAGCAAGCGAAAGCATTTATTGACCGCATTTGTGATGATTTGAGCTTGATTGATACACAGGAACATAAAGACGAGATTTTGTACGAATACAAACAATCTTTAAATGTATCAAACGCCATTACAATGGTTGCGAACAGATACAAGTCCATTGAAGCCGCCAAAGCCACAGAAGAAGAACGCAAGGCAAGAGAGCAGGCAGCAGCAGAAGCAGCCGCAAAGGTTGAAGCAGTCGCCCCGCCGACAGTAGAGCCGATTGCGCCGCCCGTTGAGGAAGAAAAGGTATATACCCTTAAATTCACGGTCAAGGCAACAATGCCGCAGTTGAAAGCTCTTAAAGAATTTTTGAATAATGGAGGTTACGATTATGAGTAACGAAGAAAAAAAAGAAATAACGGTTCAGTACGAGGTTGACGGCGAAAATATTAAATTAACGCCTAAAATCGTACAAGAATATATAGTGGGAACAGACGCACAAATTACAATGCCCGAATTTAAAATGTTTACTTCATTATGCAAGGCTCGAAAGCTCAACCCGTTTTTGAAAGAGGCATATTGTATCAAATACGGCAAGCAGCCCGCACAGATTGTCGTCGGCAAGGACGCAGTATTAAAAAGGGCAATACTCAACCCTCAGTTTGACGGTATAGAAAGCGGCGTTATTGCTCAGGTAAAAGAAACAGGCGAGATTATTGAACGCAAAGGAACATTTTATATAAAAGAGCAAGAAAATCTTGTCGGCGGTTGGGCTAAAGTGTTCCGTAAAAATTGGTCTCACCCGACATTCTGTAGCGTTTCATTTGATGAAGTAGCACAGAAAAAGTCAGACGGCTCTTTAAATTCAAATTGGAGCGGTAAGGGCGCAACAATGGTTGAAAAGGTCGCAAAGGTAAGAGCTTTACGAGAAACATTCATTGAAGATTTAGGCGGTATGTACGAGGCCGAAGAAATGGGCGTTGACCTACCGAGAGAAAACGCACCGCAGGAACAGGTTATTATTGAGCAAAACGAGCCTATTGAGGTTGAGGCAGTACCCGCTGATGATGTTGTGTCAATGAGCGAGATATAATATGCGCTATAACATCATATCTACAGGCTCACAGGGGAACGCCGTAGTCTTGAATGATTGCATTTTGACAGATTGCGGCGTTTCATTCAAAGCCCTAAAAGAAGTTTACAAGAATCTAAAACTTGTATTGCTGACCCACGAACACGGCGACCATTTCAAGCCGCAAACGATAAAACGGCTTGCACAGGAAAGACCTACATTGCGTTTCGGTTGTTGTGAATGGCTGGTAAAAGACCTTTTAAGTGCTGGCGTTGATAAAAAAAATATAGATGTCTATAAAATCGGCAGAATTTACGATTACGGCGCTTTTAAGGTTAGCCCTATCAAGTTATACCACGATGTGCCGAACGCAGGCTACAGGCTATTTCTCGGGGCAGAAAAGGCAATATACGCAACCGACACAGGCCACTTGCGAGGTATCACAGCGAAAGACTATTCGCTCTATCTAATCGAGGCGAACTATGACGAGGACGACTTAGAGCAAAGAATAATTGAAAAAACCGCCGCAGGTCAATATTGTTATGAATTGAATGTAGCTGAACGGCATTTATCACATGAGCAAGCCTCTGAATGGTTAATGCAGAATATGGGGAAGCACAGCAATTATGTGTTTTTGCACGGCCACAAAGACAGAGAAAAACCGAAAGAGTGGGAATATGCAGATACATAATGTGTCACTTTGTTATCAAAAGGAGCTGATTTAATGGACTACACAGGGAAGCTATTAAAAGGCTTGTATGCAGCCATTGACCTATTGAAAGACATTAAAAACCAAAACAAAGAGATTTTGAAAGAGCTGAAAGAGTTTCCGCACTTAGAAGAATACGACAGCGGAGATTGCGGCACATTTGGTATCGACGGGGGTGATTCCGACGATAACAACAGCTAAAATAGTAGGTTATGACGGTGAAATATTGCAGCTAAAGCCGCTCGGTTATATTGACCGTGAACTGCTGCAAAAGCAAGTTGATATTATCGAAATTCGCTTAGTGGACGGCAGGGAAATATCCGCAGAGCAGCGGAGAAAGATATTTGCAACCGTGCGAGATATAGCAGCTTGGAGCGGACACGAACCCGAATACATACGGCAGTTTACAGAATTTGATTTCCGCCTGCAAAACGGCTTAGAACCTTTCAGCCTATCAGATTGTGACAAGTCAACCGCAAGGGAGTTTATCAGTTATCTCATTGAGTTTTGCTTTAATCACGGTGTACCGACAAGAGACACCTTGCTCAACAGAACGGACGACATAGGAAAATACCTTTACTACTGCCTTGAGCATAGGCGCTGTGCCGTATGTAACGAAAAAGCAGATATACACCATGTTACCGCCGTTGGAATGGGGCGAGACCGTGAGCAAATTATACACGCTGGTATGGAGGCCATAGCTTTATGCCGTAAACATCATCAGGAGGCACACATAAAAGGAAAAGCTTTCTTTGATGAATACCACATTTACGGTATTAAGCTCGACAAATACCTTTGCGACATTTTGAACTTAAAAAAGGAGTAAAAAGAAAATGAAAAAGTACGCTATTGAGTGGGAAACTTGCTATTGCGAAGATTACCCCGAAAGCTCGGGAGTGCAATATGTAGAGGCGGAAAATGAAGAACAGGCAGAAAAGAAATTTAATGTTTTTCATGCTGTGATTTTAGGTATAAGCGAGGTGAATTAAAATGCTTAATAATGTAAATTTGTGCGGCAGATTGGTAGAAAACCCCGAACTCAAGAAAACCACGAACGGAACAAGCGTTACCGCGTTTACAATCGCCGTAGACCGAGATTATACAAGCGGCGACGAAAAGCAAACAGATTTTATTAAAATTGTCGCTTGGCGAGGAACGGCCGAATTTGTCAGCAAGTATTTTACCAAAGGCAAGCTGATTATTATAAACGGCGCTATTCAAGTAAGAAAATATGTCAATCAGGACGGCGAAAACCGATATATAACAGAGGTAATAGCAAACCATGTTTATTTTGCGGGGGATAAAAGCGAAAAGCCAAATGTAAATGTAAATGATGAACTGCCGACATATGCAAGTGACAACCGTTATGTTGAGGAAATTGAGGATATGGAAGATATGCCGTTTTAAGGGGGAATAACAATGGCAAAATTAAAAACTATGGAAAAAGTCGTTTTGCAGGTTCTTGAAGAAAGCCCAGCAGCACGGGGCGACGACTATGTTTTAATGTGGCTTGTATGTGAAAAAATTAAGCCTGAATTAGTCGAAAAGCCGTTTGCAGATGTTTTATATCATCATGTTGCTTTAGGCTTACCGAACTGGGAAACAGTTACACGCTGCCGCCGCAAAATTCAGGAGAAGCGCCCCGATTTGGTAGCCCCTGAAACAGCAAAGAAACGCCGTAAAGAGGAACAGGAATACATTGAGTATTCACATACATAATGCGACGAAACGAAACAATTTACAGTTTGTTCACAAATTGTGTTTCAAAATGAGATATAATATTCTTGTGGTAACGGTATTGCGCTACTGTTACACAGTAAACAGAATATTGTTATCACGGGCGTATTGTATGTGAGGGGCGCAAACCTCCATGCAGTGCGCTTTTTATTTTGGGGAGATTATATGCTTGAAATAATTTATAGAATATACGAGGTTGCAGACGAAGAAACAGCCGCAAAAAATTGCGAAAAAGATTTAGATTTTGGGTTGTATTCTTCAACAAGCAAAGCGCAAAATATAGAACTGCTTATGGATTGCTTGATATGCGATAGCAGAGAGCAATTCAAAGAGATAATCAAAAGTCAGTACGGAGAAAATATTGCTTTCCGCTACTCAAAAAAACTAAAAGCGGGTGACTTGTACTGTATTATCATAGGGGAACATTGCTATAATACCGACCGATATTTCAATAAAATCACATTTACTTGCGATTGTTGCGGTTCAACAGTAGAAACATACTACGGCAAAGCGATATATTTCTCCGACTATGAATTGCGGCGTAAATTTTACGGAATAGAAGAATATGCAGAAAAACGGTTTTGCTGTGGCAAGTGCAAACAAGTATACGAGGAACGGGAACGCCGTAAATTAAAGCCCGATGATGAACAAGAATTTTATATACAAAGAGATATGTTCACCGAGGATATAGCGGGATATATATACAAGATTTCAAAAAAATCAACGGGAGAATTTTATATAGGTCAAACAATGTATGCACCTGTTTTTCGTTGGGGGCAACACTTAAAAACGGCAAGGTTTCCGATTAAGGATATAACAGATTATAAGTTTGAGGTTATAGAGATTGTTCCGAAAACTGAAAATATCCTTGAACGAGAAAAATATTACATCCAAAAGTATTACAGAGAAAACCCCGAAAAATCATTAAATATTGCGTGTACTGCAAATGTAGTAGACACAGAGCAAATGCAATTAACGGAGGTATAAGCAATGGCAGAAAAAAGACGCTACTATTGGATAAAGCTTAAAGAAAATTTTTTTGACCTTGAAACCATTGATTGGTTAATGTCGCAAAAAAACGGGTGTGAATACATAGTTTTATATCAAAAGCTTTGTTTGTTGACAGCAAACAAAGGCGGTAAATTGGCAATGCAAATAGGGGAAATGATTATTCCCTATGATGTAAATAAAATCGCAAGGGACACCAAATTTTCGGTTGATACAGTAATAGTAGCAATGGAACTATTTAAAAAGATAGGACTGATATACGAACAAGAGGACGGAGTGTTAAAAATACCATACGTTGAGGAAATGGTTGGAAGTGAAACAACATCTGCTCAACGGGTAAGGGAATATAGGCAGAGGAAAGCGTTACAATGTAACAACAATGTAACACAAGAGATAGATAACAGAGATAAGAGTATAGATAAAGATTTAGAGTTAGAGAAAGATAAAGATAATACGCCGCAAGCGGCAAAAAAGCCCGTCCGTCATAAATACGGAGAATATAAAAATGTACTATTGTCTGATGAAGATATGGAAAAGCTTAAATCCGAGTTTCCAAACGATTATCTGGAGCGTATTGAACGATTAAGCGGATATATAGCAAGTACGGGCAAAAGCTATAAAAACCACCTTGCAACAATCAGAAATTGGGCGAGAAAAGACAAAGCAGCACAACAAAAGTCAAACAAGAATGACGGCTGGTGTATTAACAATAACGAGGATAGTCTGGACGACCTTTTCTAAAGGAGTTGATAACATGGATTTACAAAGCACTATTGACAACATAAATAAAAAATCCGATTTGAATAATTCTAAGAGAGACGGCGATTATTACGACGAAAAAGGGCTTTTGATGTGCGGAAAATGTCATACAAGAAAGCAGGTTGAAATAACACTTTTTGATAAAGTCAGACGGCCATATTGCCTTTGCAAATGTGAAAAGGAAAAGAGAGACGCAGTAGAAGCAGCATTTAAGAGGGCAGAGAAAGAACGAAAAATCGCTGAAATGAAAATTACCGCCTTTCCTAAAGAAGAACGGGGGAAAATGGAAAAGTACACATTTGCAAACGACGATATGTCAAACGAGCGTATAACTCAGGCAATGCAGAATTATGTTGATAATTTTGCAGAATTGAAAAAGCAAGGTAAAGGCTTGTTGTTGTATGGCACTTGTGGAACTGGCAAAACATACGCAGCTTGTGAAATTGCAAACGCCTTAATAGAAAAGGGCTATACGGTCAAAGTAACCAATTTCTCAAGAGTGCTGAACGATTTACAAGGAACTTTTGAAAAACAAGAATACATAGACGGCTTTAGCAGATATAACTTGCTTGTGATTGACGACCTCGGCATAGAGCGCAACACGGAATATGCGAAAGAACAGGTTTATAATATCATAGATAGCCGATACAGAGCGGGCTTACCAATGATTATAACTACCAATTTGACGATAGACAAAATCAAAAATCCCGAGGACATGGAGAACATCAGAATTTACGACCGAATCCTTGAAAGGTGCTTTCCGATTGAAGTTACAGGAAGCAATAGACGCAGACGGTCAGTGAGAGAAAGCTATACCGATATGAAAGAATTGTTAGGGCTTGAATAATGGATATTAAAGAAGTAAAGAAAAACCTCAATAAAATGGTAGTTTACAAAGACATCTCGAATATTTATAAACTTACAGCCTGCATTTTGAGAAAAGGAAAACAGGGAATTTTCTATGAGGCCGAAATATTAGATACCAAACACGGAAATTCAATAATCATTTGCAAGCTGGACGACATAACGGAGAGTGAACAATGAATACGTTGACAATCAATGCAGAACTTCCCTCGCTGAATGATTACATAAATGTGTGCAGACGAAACAAATATCAAGCGGCACAATTCAAGCGGGATATTGACGAACTTATAGGCTGGGCAATTAAACAGGCAATAATAAGCGGAACGCTTCACCCGATAGAAAGCCCCTGCTGTTTAGAAATAGACTGGTGGGAAAGTAGCAAGCGCCGTGATGTGGATAATGTGCATAGTAGCGTGAAATATATTCTTGATTCGCTCGTAAAAAATCAAGTATTAAAAAACGACAGCCCGAGATATGTTAAGCAGATATATCACAAGGTCTATTATGGCGAAAAAAATAAAGTGATAGTTAGATTGATAGATTGCTAATTGTGCAATATATATAAATACAAAACTAATATTTGTGCAAAACAGAGAATAACCTAAAAATTCAAAAAAAGTATTGAAATTATAACATTATTGTGATATAATAAACATACCAAATGAAGAAAGAAGTGGTAAAAATGACTGACAAACAAATCAAAGAACTCTTAGAGAGCCTTGCAAAAGCTTTTGAATCGCTCAACAAGGCAACCAAAGAGATTGAAGAAATTAAGCAAAAGCTTATTTCAATCGGTCACGAAATGACGAAGTAAACCCAAAAGCATAGGGGGCGATATTCGCCCCTTATGCGCCAAAATGAAACATTGTAAAGAAAGGTGTAAAAAATGATAGGTGTTTTAGCTTTGTACATAATGATTATGATGTGGCTGTGGGAGGGCAAAAAATGACAACGAGCGATATAACCCGTATGTTGCGTGAAATGTCAAAGAAGGGTCATTTATCCCTTTATGAGCGCTTGGTTTGCAAAGAAGCGGCGGCAAAAATCAAGATACTTGAAAAAATGCTGAACGAAAAGGGGGTGAACCTTTGTGAAAACATAAAGGAGTAGGTTTAGAGCAGTGTTAAATTAGTAGAAAAGGAGTTTTTATTATGGCAGTAAACAATTTCTCTCTTGCAAAAGAGGGCAACAACAAATTGACAGAGCACTTTCAGGTAAAGGAATTTGCTTGTCACGACGGCAGCGACTACATACCTATCGACATTGACCTTGCTTTTAAGCTTGAGGATATTCGCCAGCACTTTGGCAAGCCTATCACAATAACAAGCGGGTTCAGAACTGAAAGCTACAACAGAAAAATCGGCGGTACTTCCTCGTCATACCATGTTAAGGGCAGGGCTTTTGATATTGTTGTTAAAGGTGTTTCGCCCTATGATGTAGCCCATTATGCACAAGGTCTGTGGATAAACGGTATCGGTTGTTATTATGACAGCGGTTTTGTTCATATAGACAGCAGAAAGCAGCCGTTTTACTGGAAAAATCAGTCGGTAACTAAAGTATCTACCTTTGACAATATGCCGTCTTGTGAGTGCAATGTGTGGAATGTACGCCTTACCCACATGACTGACGGCTGGAGCTTTCCACAGCATGGGCTGACTTGGAACGGTGACGACGAGGAATTTAGAAACGTGCTCAAAAATTCCGTTGTAAAACCCTCCAAAGAGTATTCTAATGTTGCTAAAATCGTTCAACATACGGTAGGTGCTTCGGTCGACGGATATTTTGGTAACGGTACAACTCAGAAAGTCAAAGAGTGGCAGAAAAACCACGGTCTGACCGTTGACGGCGTTTGGGGTGAACAGTGCTGGCTTGAAGCACTTGGAATGAGAAAAAAGGAACAGCCCGCTCCCGTCGAGGTTAAATATTCTACAGCCGACGCTCTTTTAGCCTTGCAGGCAGCGGTTGACATAGCCAAACTGACCGACGAGCAGAAGAAAAAGCTTGATGTGGACGGAGACGGCAAAGTTACTGTAAATGACGCACTTAAAATCCTACAGAAAGCTGTAGGCAAATAAAAAACAAAAATCTGTTTGTGGAGGTGAAATGAATGTACATAAATCCTTTTGTGGCTGGTGTTCTCTCAGCAGTGTCAATAGGAATGGCAATATTCCTTATTACAATCATTATTGTCGGGACAAAAAAATAAATGAGGTGGCAATGTGCGGGAATTAGATGAATGTTTAAGACTATCACGACAAATCAAGGAAAAAGAAGAACAAATAATCGAATTAAGGTCACGCATAATGTCGCCAAAAAATCAAACAATATCCGATATGCCCAAAGGCGGCGGAGGCTATAACGAAATAGAGAGCTTTATAATTAAGCTTGAACTATTAGAAAACAATGCCGAATATTTAAAGGTGCAACGGGCGTTACTGTGGAATAATATCAGGCTAATATTACATATTCGGCACATTAAAAGCGATATAGAAAGGCTCTTGTATTTGAGATTTTACAATGGAAACTCATGGAACAAATGTGTTGAAACAATGAGCAAGGAATATCCAAATTGTAAGTGGAACGCCAACAAGTGTTTTAGGGCTTATCGTTATGTTGTCAAAGAAAACTCTGAAAAAAGCGAAAAAGTTTGTTAAAAGTGACAATAGTAAAAAAAGTATTATTGTGATATAATTGTTACTGTGAAAAAGTGCATATCACAAGTCATTTTTCCACTATCTTTCTTTACAGGGAAAACCCGTTTTGCTTAATTGCAAGGCGGGTTTTTCTGTTTTAAGCATTACAAAGAAAAGGGGGTGAGGAATAATGGCAACAACAGCAATGCAGGCGAGGGTAGAAAGAATGTCGGGAGTGTCGAGGTCTAAAGGAAACCGAGGATTTAGACGGTCGAGAAGCGCCACTAAGAAAGACGCTTTCAATTTCTATCGTAGAAAGTCGTCTGGTGGTTCGGGGGGTTAATAATGAGCAATCTATTGTTTGACCCTATCAAAACACAGTCAAGGGTTACTGATAGTGTCATTGTCGGATTTAGTGGCGGAAAAGACAGTATAGTAACCCTTGATTTATGTGTTAAGTATTTCAAAAGGGTCGTTCCGTTCTTTATGTATCTTGTGCCAGAACTGGAATTTCAGGAAAGAACGCTGAAATGGTATGAAAACAAATACAACATTGAAATAATTCGTATTCCTCATTTCGAGTGCTCAAATTTTCTCAAATATGGCAGCTTCACAATGGCAGACTGGAATGTTGATATTGTCGGTATAAATGACACATACGAGTATTTAAGGCAGCAGACGGGCATTGAATGGATAGCCGCAGGGGAGCGGTGTGCCGATAGTATAGTCAGAAACGCAATGATTAAGAAAAGCGGCAGTATTGATTATAAAAGGGGTAGATTTTACCCCCTTGCATATTGGAAGAAAAACGAGATATTACAATACATAAAACAGAAAAAACTGTATTTAAGCCCCGAACAACGCAAAATCGGGTTTTCTTTTCGCAGTTTAGCGGGTAGCGAACTGTCGGTAATAAAATCGCTTTATCCTGACGATTATAAAAAAATCTTAAAGGTATATCCATTCTGTGAAGCGGGTGTTAAACGCTTTGAGGAATACGGTAAATAAAGTGAATGTTAATATTGAGTTCACATTTAGTTGTTAAAATATAATTAGCGGATAGCCTGACGGGGCGAAAAGGAAAAGCCTTATTCCCTGCCGCTAATTTTATTTATAAGGCGAATTACAGAAAGGCAGTAATTATGAGTAATGAAATGACTTGCAGTAGGTGTGGGTTTGTAGGCACGGAGGAACATTTTTCAAAAAGCAACCGTACAAAAGACGGTAAAAGGGCATTATGTAAGAAGTGTAAAAGCGAAGCCGATAAGCGATACAGAGAAACGCATAAGGAACAATTGGCGGCTTATTTTCACAATGCTTGGATAAATAATGTTGGCGGTAGAAAAGAAAAAAACAGAGCAATTATTGACCGTAGGCGTGTGGGAATGACGGCGAAAGACCTTGAAAATGCAGTGTGCGAATGTTGCGGAATGACAAACGCTGAACACATAGCAAAATACGGCTGTCGTCTTGAAGTTCATCACGGGCAAAACACAGGGCGGCATAATTTGAACAAAGGGAAAAAGGCAATACATACTGATTTACACATATTATGCAAACCGTGTCACGCAAGAATAGGAAATTCAATGCGTAAGAAAGGGGCGGTATAATGTCAGAAAAAAGCAGATTTCAAAAAGGGGAAATACAAACCCTTAAACGCTCACAACTTAAAGGTGCAGAATATAACCCCCGAATAATTGACGAAGAATCAAAAAAACGGCTCAAAAAAGGCTTACAACAACACGGTTTGGTATCGCCTATCACTTGGAATAAGCGAACAGGAAACATTGTGTCGGGTCACCAAAGAATTTCGCAACTTGACGCTTTAGAAAAGAATAAGGACTATGAGCTTGATGTATGGGTGATTGATGTTGACGAAGCAGAAGAAGCTGTTTTAAATGTTCAGCTCAACAACCCGTCAATGCAGGGCGATTGGGATTTAGACAAGCTGGCCGAAATGACAGAGCAATTTGATGTAAGCTTTGACGATATGGGCTTTTCTAAACTTGATGTGGATTTTATGTATGACGGTGACGAACGATTTACCGAAATGTTTGAAACGCCCGAAGCACAAGAGGTCAAGCAAGGTCTTGAAGCGGTCAAAGAAGCACGGCAGGCAGGCAATGAGCGTATGCAGGAAAAAAACAATATCAATTTTTATTCTGTTATAGTTTTTGAAGATGAAAAAGCAAAAGCCGAATTTTACCGTAAAATCAGCGTACCACTTTCAGAGGAATATATAACCGCTGATAAGGTATTGAGGCTTGAGAAGTAAAGGAGTGTTACAATGAGTAACGCAATAACAAGAGAAAAGGCAATCGAGACACTTTACAGCCTGATAAACAGCGGTATTCTGTCGGTAGACGTTGAGGACGATTTGCAGGAAATAGCAAATGCAATCAACAACGAAAGATACGGGCTGCATATGTGGGGCGCTGATGATAAGGAATACGATTTTCTGGCTACCTCTGTACGGGCTGATTTGGTAACAGATGAATACAAGGCAGAGGGTGAAAGAATCTGGAACAAGTATTCATTTAAGCCGTCGCCTTATGAAGAAAAAGAAATAAGCGACAACATAAAAGAAGCAGCAGAATAAAAAAAGGCGGCCTACTCAGCCGCCTTTGCTTATTTACTCTGAAAAAACCGCCGCCAGTATTTCATCTTGTTCGATGTAAGTCAATTCAAAATCAGCGTCAAAAGCTATCTTGCCGATACGGTTCATAATGTGCTGCACATAATACGGCGAATGGCTTAACTCATCAAGAGAATTGTATTTAAGCTGTTCGGCCATTTCAGTTTTTATAGTGTCAATAATTGTTTGCTTAGTCATTTTTGAAGCCCTCTTTCTTTTGATTACATTCGTATTATAACACCATTGTGTCACAAAGTCTATTGACAAAATACACAAATTTAAGCCTTAAAGTTTGTACACTTTGCGAATTGAAATATATCTCAAATGTGTTATAATAAAGACACAGTAAAGAAAGAGAGGTTATAAAAATGAAAAGTAGTTATGCAACAGCAAAAAAAGAAGTTAAGAAGTTAGTTGTTAAATATGGCATAGACGGTATTATGAATTATCATCTTAACGAAATAAGAGAAAGAACAGGCGTAAGCGTTACCGAGTTGCAAAACGCTTGCAGTTATTTCAGATATTCGCCCAAAACAGCGAAGTACAGAGCATAACGGGGGGCGCAGACAATGAGAACGGTTAAAGTAATATATAGCAACGGTGACAGCGAAATAACACGAATAAACGGCACAGAGGCCGAAATAAGAGCCTATTATATAGGCAAGGTATTCAATATAGGCGTTTATACTGATTTGCTTGTAAAGGCGGTCAGCGTTGAATTTTTGGCGTGAGGGGTGCGACAACATGACATTTGAATTCACAGTAAAAAGAGAGCGTAGCAGCGTAACGCAGGGCAGCGCAACGGTTTATTTGAACGGAGAAAAGGTTTTGACTTTTGCAGACGAAATAAAGCTCATAAAAGACGGTCAGACCTGTTACGGTGAAAATATAGGCGGCTGGGCGAGTACAACACCTGACAGCGATTTTATAAACGCAACTTTATATCACCCGCTTGACAGCGTATACCATTTCAGCGACAAGATAAAAGAGATTATAAAAAGGCAGGGGGCGACGGTATGACAATAAATACAAAATATGATTTAGGGCAAGAGGTGTATTATGGCGATAAATACAACCGACAAAAAGGCGAAATTTTAGAGATAATCATTGACGGCACATTCAACAACATTCCGAAATATGTAATAGAATATAACGGTAATATATGGGCAGAAGATGAAATCAGCGGCAAAGAATAAATAAAAAGGCAACAGACAAAAGCGGTTGAGCAAATCAACCGTTTTTTTGTGTTGTTTTTTCTCATAAAGCAAAAAGAAAGGGGCTGTTATAATGGCAAACCCAAAAGGCAACCCGCAAAACCTACAGCCCGTGCAAAGCAAAAAAGAAGCAATAAAGCGAGGGCGAAACGGTGGTAAGAAGTCGGGCGAGGTTAGACGGCAACGAAAACAAGCTAAAGAGTGTATGAATATGCTGTTATCTCTTGACGCAAAAGGCAGAAAAAGCAAAGAGCTTATGACGAATTTAGGCATAGCGGACAAAGAACAACAAAACATAATGCTTTTAATGTCAACGCTGTTTATGAAAGCTGCAACAACAGGAGAACCGAACGCAGTAAAAGCCGTGCTTGAGATAGCAGGGGAATTGGAGGAAAAGCAAGCGGGAGGCAACGAAAAGCCCGTTATCAATATCAATGTATCAGAAGCGACGATAGAAGATACAAAAGAGCAATAAAGAGGGTGTAAAAAACGGATATAAATGTGAAGATAAACCCCGCTTATTTTCAATATTTGAGTAAAAACCAGTTTGTTCAAATATTCTTTGGCGGTTCATCAAGCGGCAAATCCTATTTTTTAGCACAAAAGGTTGTCTTGGATAACATTAACGGCGTAAACTGGCTTGTTTGCCGTAATGTAGCGAGTACCATAAACAAATCTACATACAACGAAGTGTGCAAGGCCATTTCAAATATGGGGCTTATGGAATACTACAAAATCAACAAATCAAGTATGACTATTACTTGCACTCTGAACGGGCGGCAAATTCTGTTTGCAGGCTTGGACGACGCTGAGAAAATCAAGTCAATCACGCCCGCTGACAGCGTATTACATAGAGTATGGATAGAAGAAGCTACAGAGGTAAAGTATTCGGCATATAAGCAGCTTACAAAGCGCTTGAGAGGTCACAGCGACATTTCAAAGTGCGTTATTTTGTCATTTAACCCTATTTTAAAGTCGCATTGGATATATAAAACCTTTTTCGGCGCTTGGGTAGATGATAAAAACTACTATGAAGATGAAAACCTCTCAATCTTAAAGACGACATACAAGGATAATTTGTTTTTGACTGCTGATGATATAAAGCAGTTAGAAGATGAAACAGACCCGTATTATTACAATGTTTATTCTCTGGGAAACTGGGGAATTCTCGGCCATGTTATTTTTAGAAATTGGCGAGTAGAAGATTTAAGCGAACAGATACCGCAGTTTGACCGTATATTTTGCGGCTGCGACTTTGGTTTTTCGAGTGACCCGAACGCCTTAATTAAAGTGCATTTAGATAAAACCCGTAAAAAGATTTATGTGTTTGACGAATGGTATCAAGCAGGAATGACAGATGATGAATTGCTGCAAGTATGCAATAAATTTGTAGGTAATCAGTATGTCACTTGCGACAGTGCCGAGCCTAAAACAATAGATTATCTTGCTTCAAACGGAATAAAGGCCGTCGGTGCGGTGAAAGGCGCTGACAGTATAAACAGAGGTATTCGGTGGCTACAAGGCTATGAAATTATTGTTGATGTTCATTGCCAAAACTTCAAGAACGAGATAGAACAATACCACTGGGCAGAAGATAAGTTCGGAAATGCTATGGCGAGACCTGTAGATATGAACAACCATTTAATTGACGCTTTGCGGTATGCGCTGTGTGATGAAATTCTGGCCGCAGAAGTGCAGGCGGGGAGAAGAATATAATGGAAATACGAACATTATGTTTAAGGTGCAAAAGCGCATACGAGGGCGCAGGATATAAGGTCTATAAAATAAGTAATCAAACCATAAAAGGCGAGTGTGATTTATGCTCAAGAGCGGGCTATGACTACTATATCAAAGAAGAAAAACAGCGAGGTAATATAATGTGTTCTCACTCATGGCAAAAGATAAATGATGTTTTTGTGTGTACGAGGTGCGGAATAACCCGAACCTTTGACGGCAAAATCATTTTTGACCGCAAAATAGTAAACTACAAACCCAAAAAAAGAAAGAACAAAAAGAGGTAAAAATATGGCAAGAAATAAACGGCAATACTATCCAGATTTGACGGCTTTTGTTGACGAAATCGAAAAAAACGGTATAACTCCCGTGCTGCTTTCCAAAATCATTGAGAGGCATAGACCAAATGCACGATATAACGAAGCTTTGTTTAATAGGTATGCCACAATGGACGGCGCTTTACCTATTCAAAAGCGTAAACCGAGATTTGAAGAAAGCAAGCCTATAAACAACAAAATCAATAACGACTTTTTCAGCGAAATCGTAGACTTTAAAACGGGCTATTTTGCGGGTGAGCCGATTGCATACGGCTATAGCAAAAGCGATGAAGCCGAAGATGTGACAGGCGGTAAAGAAGCTGTTGACGCAGCAACAAAGGCATTGACAGACTTTACAACCCGCAGCAATATGTACGGTGTGGATATGGAAACAACCAAATATGCAAGTATCTATGGCTATGCTGGCCGATTATTCTATATAGACACCGAGGGCAATGAAAGAGTAATGCCCGTACACGGATTCCAGACTATTATACTATCGAAAACCGATATATCAGAGCCACAGTATGCAATACGCTATTACAAAACATACGACATTAACAACGTTGAAACATGGATAGTAGAATTTTACGACGATAAAAACATTTATACTTTCAAGGGCTATTTGTCGCAGCTCCAACAAGACGGAGAGCCTAAACCGCATATGTTTGACTATTGCCCGTTACAAGGAATTGCAAACAACAAAGAAATGATGGGCGACGCTGAAAAGGTGCTTTCGCTTATTGACGATTATGACAAAGTTTTGTCTGACAATTCAAATGAGGTCGAAGCTTTTGTACACGCCTATTTGATTTTTGAGGGCTTACGCATTGACGACAAAACAATTGAAGAAGGGCAAAAGAGCGGCTCTTTTGTATTTCCCGCAAGCGGAACACAGCAAGGTAAAGCATATTTCCTTACAAAAGACATCAATGACGCTTTTACAGAGCACCATTTACAGCGTTTAGAGGATAATATATATCGTTTTTCTCGTACTCCCAACCTGACAGATGAAACCTTTGGAGACGCAAGCGGTGTAAGCCTTAAATTTAAGCTGCACGGCTTGGAGACAAAGTGCGGAATGTTCGAGGCCAAAATGTTAGACGCTGCACAGTATATGTTTAAAGTGCTTGCGAGTGCGTGGAGAAAAAAGGCTATACAGTTTGACCCGTTGCAAGCGACACTTGAATTTAGCCGTAATTTCCCGCTCGACAAATTAAGTGAAGCACAGGCGGCACAGGCACAAATAGCCGCAGGGTTGCCGAAAGAGTGGGTATTCGCTCAGATTTCGGGCATTGATGATGTTGATTACATTATGGAACTGCTTGAAAGAGAAAAAGAAGATGTAACGTCAATGTATGAAAACAACGAAACAAACGAAACAGACAACAAAAAGCCAAATGAAAAGCAGGCCAGCAATGAGCAGCTTTAAAATCAAGTAGAAAGGGGGTTTTATATTGCCTGAATCAAAAACGAGCCTTAATGAAATGCTTTATGATGTTAAGCGGATTGCAAATCATAGAGAGCAGTTAAGCGAAAAGAAAATAAAGTCAATATATAGCTCCCTTATGAAAGATTTAAGGGCTTTTTTGGGTGAGAGCTATGAAAAGTACAGCGACAGTGACGGGCGTTTTTATTTATCATACTTAGACGCACAAAACAAAAGAGCAAAATTCTTACAAGAAATAGCCGAAAGGATAGACACTATTTCGCCCAAACTCAAAAAGGAAATGCTTGACCTTGTAGATGATACATACAAAAGATGTTATGAGGGTATGTCTGAGGCCGTCAGAACCGCCGACACAAGGCGAAAGCTGGTAAATGCAACAAAGGACTTGAGTGTTCAGCCAGACGAGCTAAAACAGGCTGTAAACAACAATATAGACAAGCTGACATTGCCCGCCGTAATGGAAAAGCACCGTGCAGAGGTTATATATCAAGTGCAGCAGGCTTTGACAATAGGCCTGATAAACGGCGATAGGTACGAGCAAATGGCAAAGCGCATTTCTGAGCGGGTCGGTGTAAGTGAAACAAAAGCCCGCAATATAGCCCGCACAGAGAGCCACAGAAATGTTGAGAGCGGGTTTATGGATTGTGCTGAGCATATACAGAAAGGTATTGACGGCAGCGATTATATTTATGCTGCAACTTGGCACAACATGGGCGACGAAAGAGTTAGGCCACAGCAAAGGCGCAAGACAAAAAAAGGCTGGAAAACTACACTAAGCAGAAATGGCGCAAACCATATTATAATGGAGGGGCAGACCGTTAAAGTCGGTGACGAGTTTAATTTAGGCGGTGGCGTTAAAGCAAAAGCCCCGTCAAAAAGCGGTGTAGCGGCTCATGACTGTAATTGCCGTTGCTTTCTTGAATACAATCTAATGACATTAGCGGAATTTGAAAAAGCAAGCGGTAAGACCGTTAAAACCGCAAGTATTAACAGCGCTATCAAACGACAAATGAATGATAACGGCATAGCAAACCTTGAGCTACAACGAACTACGGACACAGTAGCATTTGATAAGGCAATAAGAGAAATGAAAAAGCAAGGCGGGGCGGCGGCTTGTGTTGATACTCACCCGCTCGAAGAACTAAAAGACTTTAAACTGTTTCTTTCTGAAAATCAAATGGCAGGTGTAGCGGTTAAGCCTGACGGGGATATAACAGCAGTATTCAAAAGCGCAGATTACAAGGTAAAAGGTGGCGTAAATGACCTCATTATAACAGCAAGGGCAAACGGCGGCGAAAAAATGGATTGTTACGGCAGCTTTCTTGTGAACTCATATGAAAAATGCGGGTATAAACCTGTTGCCCGAATACCGTTTAATGCTGATTATGTGGACGACGCTTATTTGCTTGCTACAAAGCCAGATGTTTACATAATGATGAAAAACACGGACGACTTAGAAACCGTTATAATGAAAAACGCAAAAAAATTATATAAAACCTCTACACAAGAAATGCTCGATAACTTACCGACATTTACAGATTATGACGCAGGCCTGAAATATCGTAATACGCTTTTAGCAAAGTAGTTATAAGCGCAAAGTTGAAAAAGAGGTAATTGACGTTCAGAAAAAGGCGTCCAAAGAGGGAATAAAAGTCGCTGTTACAAAAGAAGATGTCACAGAGAATATGCGTGATGTTGTTCGTTATACCTGCTTGAGTGAAAAAGGCGACCTTGTAAAAGATTATAATAAAATTATGGGTACTCTTGAAAATGACGGTTATAAGGTTGTAAGGGTAAAGAACACATTTAAGCCCGACGCACCATATAAGGGAATAAACACGATTGTTCAAGACCCAGACGGCTATAACTTTGAACTGCAATTCCATACCCCGCAGAGCTTTGAATTAAAGAACGGTATATTACATGAACTCTATGAAAAAGAGCGGCTTGTTACAACGCCACAGGCTGAAAAGGTAATCTTACAAAAGCGAATGAAAGAAATCTCAGACAGCATTGTTTTCCCTGATAATGTTGATAAGATTAAGGCCTTTAATGATTTACCTGACTTATTAGAGAAATTAGCCAAAAAAACAAAGTAAAGTTTGTGCATTATGCGAATAGACTTTATACTGCAAAAGTGTTATAATAAGCTTGCAAGGTGAGAGAGACAACACCGAGCAGAAAGAGGTATTTATTATGAAAGACTATGTTGTAAGAATTTTAAACTATACCGACGATATTATAGCTGGCGCAATAGTAAAGGCACGAAATAAAAAAGAGGCGATAGAAGCTTATAAGCGAGAACACCCTATAGAATCAAAATATATGTCAATCTATGATAGATTTGCAGTTTATGAATACGGCACAATTTTCAAATAATGTGATAAAGAAAGGGGTAAGTATATGCGATACTATGAAACTACAGCCGACCTATTAAGAGTTGACGACAGCGGCACTATTGAGCAGTACGACATTGATTTGAAGATGTGGCGACCTGCTGACAGCGGTATGAGTGGCATTTATAGCGGTGATATTGAATGTACTGAAATAAGCAAGGCCGAAGCTGATAAAGCGCTCAAAAGGTGGGCTGCTAATGCTGATTAGGGCGTTTATAATTGCATATAAAGCGCACAGAGGGCAAAAAGACAAAGCGGGCAAGGCATATATATTGCACCCCGTTTTTGTTGCTATGCACACAAAGGGCATTAAGCGAAAAACCGTTGCATTGTTGCATGATGTTGTGGAAGATACCGAAATCACATTTGAAGATTTAAAACGAAAAGGATTTGATGATGAAATAGTGAGAGCGGTACAGGCTATAACCAAAATCAAAGGTGAAAATTATCAAGACTATTTGCAGCGGGTAAAACAAAACACCATTGCAAAAGATGTAAAATTGGCTGATTTGCAGCACAATAGCGACTTGCACAGAATTAAAAAAGTAACAGAAAGTGACATTATAAGAAATCAGAAATATCAAGCTGCTATTCTTTACCTTAGTACAGCATAATAAACAAAATAGTTTTGAAATCTTGCTCATAATATTGTCTATTTTGTCAATTTACTAAAAAAGTAATAAATGTTATAATAGTATAGAGGTGAAATTATGAGTTCTGATAACCTTTTCCGTAAATATCAAGGCTTGACGGCTGACGAAATAATTTCACAGCTCGAAAACCAGTACAAAGATGATGAAGAAGCATTAGAAAGCATTGAAAGAGCAAAGACCGATATTGCATATATAAGAGCGCAAAAGGATTATGACGGCCAAACGCCCAAACAAAAAGCTTTAGAATGTGCGGGCACTCTGGACTACTGGAATTAAACAGCACTTTTGACATTTCCTTTCTCTCGGGGGGCGTTGCGGCTTTCGGTTATCTCCCGCAGCGCTCCCAAAATTTGCTGATGTGGCGCAATGGCAGCGCAACTGATTTGTAATCAGTAGGTTGTCCGTTCAAGTCGGACTATCAGCTCCATAAAAAGAGTGTTTCATATCGAAACACTCTTTTTTTGCGTACAAATGGCACTTTTCTATATGGAGAGTGCTTTTTTTATAAACTTGGCTTTTCTATAAGGAAAGCGCAATAAATTCTATATGGATTTGGAGGAAAAAACATGGCAGAAGAAACAACTGCAACCAACACCGCAACAAATACCACAACACAGGCGACAGCCGCAACAAATACCACAACAGCAGCGGCGAACACAGAAGCTAAAGAAAAGGCAGAACAGACCGTTTTATCAGCAGAGGAAATCCAAAAGCTGATACAGAAAACGGTAGACCAGAGAACAGCCGATTATGGTAAGAAGATTGCAACCTTGCAGGAGGAAAACAAAACACTCAAAAAGGCGAACATGACCGCAGAGGAAATTCAAAAGGCAGAGCGAGAAGAATTTGAAAAGCAGAAAGCCGAAGTTGAATTAGGAAAGAGGCAGTTACACGCTCACAGAGTAGTAGCAGGTGCAGGGTATGGCGACAATGCCGACGAGGTTGTTGAAATGGTTCTGGGTGATTCGGACGAAAAAACAGACGAGCGGTTAAAGAATTTTAAAGCGCTTGTTGATAAGCTTGTGGCCGACACCGTGAAAAAGACTTTTGAGACAAACGGCAGAACGCCTAACAGTGGTAATTCAAACGGCGGTAACGAAAAAAAGGAAAACGGCTTTGCTGCTGAGTTAGGCAAAAAGCAGGCTGAAACCTTAAAACAGTCTAACGACATTCTAAAACATTATTATGGAGGTTAATGAACAATGAAATTTACAACTAAAGGCGTTGTGCAGGGTGTAAATATTCTTGCAAACGACCACTATGTAGCAATTCCTTATGATTGCTCTAAGCTGACAGCTCTTGCAACTGACGGCGTTATTAAAGAGGGAACTATTATCCCCTCGAATGATGATAAGGCAATAGGCGTACTTCTTAACCCTGTTGTTCTTGCAGAAAATCCGAACGGCACTATTGTTATTCACGGATTTATCGAAAAGGCAAAGCTGCCTGTAGCACCTACCGAAGATACAACAAGCGATAGCACTACTACTGTCGGCGCTGTTACCGTTCTTAAACAGATTACCTTTATGTAATAAGGAGGAATACAAATAATGAAACTCACAGATATTTTTACCGCAGACGCTATAGCCCTGAACTATACAAATGCGGCAAGTAACTCAATTCCTTATCTTGGTACAGGTCTTTTCCCCGCTCAGAAAAAGGCTGGTCTTGACCTGAAATGGATTAAGGGACACAACGGTCTCCCCGTTTCTCTTGCTCCGTCCGCTTTTGACGCAAAGTCTAAATTCCGTGACAGAGTGGGAATTTCTATCAATGAAACCCAAATGGCATTTTTCCGTGAGAGTATGCTTGTTAAAGAAGCAGACGAACAGGAAATCATGCGAGTACAGGACGCAAATGACCCCTATGCTGCACAGGTACTTACCAACATTTTCAACGACACTCAGACGCTTATCAATGGCGCAAATGTTGTCCCTGAAAGAATGATTATGCAGCTCCTTGCCCCTATCGGAGGCAGTATGGGTATTGCCATTAAGGCGAACGGCGTTGACTATACCTACAATTACGACCCCGACGGCTCTTGGAAGAAGGAGCATTATGCAAAGATTGAGACTGCAACCGACAAATGGAGCGCCGCTGACACTTGCGACCCCGTTCGTGATATTGAAAACGCCCTTGACGCACAGGAGCAGGCAACAGGCAACCGCCCCGCCGTACTTCTTATGTCTAAGGCAACATTTAACTATATCAAGAACAGCAAAAAGGTACAGGCTGGCGTTCTTGCTCGTAATACTACTTCGACCGTGGATTATATCAATTACACCACTGCCAGAGTACAGAGCTACATTCAAGAGGAACTCAACGTATCTATTGTTATTTACAACAAGCAGTTTAAAGACGAGAGCGGCACAGCTAAGAAATTCTATCCTGACAATATCGTAATGATGTTGCCGCAGGGAACTCTTGGTAATACCTATTATGGTACTACTCCCGAGGAGCGCACACTTGCTCAGAAATCGTCTGCAAGCGTCTCTATTGTCAATACTGGCGTTGCTGTTGCTGTAACCATTACCGACGACCCTGTAAACACTAAAACTACTGTTTCGGAAATTGTTCTTCCTTCTTTCGAGAGAGCTAATGATTGTTACGCCCTTGAGGTGGTTTAACAATGTCAAAAATCACATTTGACCATGCTGTTATTTATAACGGCACTCTTTACCCTGCAAACGCAGAAATTGAGGTAAAAGAGCCAAAAGAGGCAGCAGAGCCGAACAAGCCCGAAAAAGAAGCGGTGAAAAACAATGACAAACGAACAAGTAAAAACTCTAAACCTCGGAATAGAGCCGATTGACACAAAGACTTGTTTGAGGGTTGAGAGCGCCTTTAACTGGGTGCTTGATAATACTACACTTGAATTTGACATTAACAATATAGAAGAATTGCAAGCCTTACCTGCACAGGTACGGCTTTTTGTTTCCGATTATTGCGAGTTATTATCACTTGGTGTAGGTGTTACAAGCGAAAGTATAGAGGGGCTTTCTCAATCGTTCAAATCTGAGAGCGCAAAAGCTCAGATATGGGAATTGGCTGAAAATTATCTCGATAAATGGCTTTTGTCGCCCGTGAGGTTCGTTATCGCTTCAAGTAGGTGGTAACATGGGCGTTAAATGGACGACAAAGGTAAACAAGCTGCCTGAAATTGCGAAAACCCTGAACACAATAGACGGTAAGGGTGTTAAGGTTGGCGCTCTGACAGGTAATCATGCGTGGTTAGCTGGAATCCATGAATATGGCTGTAACATTCGAGTAACGCCCAAAATGAGGGCTTTTTTACACGCTAACGGCTTACACCTCTCCCCGAATACAACGGTTATTAAGATACCCGAACGCAGCTTTATTAGAACGGGACATGATAAAAACATAGACCGAATAATAATGCAGACAGAAAGGGCAATAGGGCAGGTTGTAGCTGGGAATATGAGTGTTGATGATATGCTCGACTTATACGGCCAGCAAATGGCAACGGCAATCAAGCTATATATGCGTAATCTTAAAACGCCGCCAAATCACCCATACACGGTTGAACAAAAAGGCTCGTCTAATCCGTTGATTGATACGGGAAATTTGCTTGAAAGCATAACTTGGAAAAAGGAGGGGTAATATGCAATATTACAATTTCACACGGCTTATAAAAAAA